TTACGGGTGAGTTGGGATGCCGAGCATCTTGCAGAACACAGGACCTGGGATCGCGTCCACGACGCCCTTGTAGGCTCCGCCGTGGTTGCGCTCCATGATGTCCTCGACGCGTCCGCGGGTAACTGAGCGGTAATCGCCGTCCACGCCGATCTTGTAGCCTTTCCACTTGTTCATTGCGGACTGGAGCTTCTTGGTCCAGATGTAGTGGGCCTTGGTGACCGGGCCCCACATGCCGTCGGCAACGAGGCCGCCGAACAGCTGGTGGCGCTGGTAATACTCAATGGCTTCCTCGGTGACAGGGCCGGCGATGCCGTCAATGGCGCCGCGGTAGATCTTGTGGCCAGCCAGCGCACGCTGAACATTCTTGACCTGCCGCTTGGACAGGTGCTTGTTCTTGGTGCCAGCCACCGGCTTAGGATTCTTTACCGGCTTCTTCTCGATGTTGGCCACAGGCTTGTATGAGCCGCCGGCAGCGTTAGCGACGATGGACGGGATCTGTTCAATGCGGTCGTAGCCTGGGCAGATCTTCCCGCGGGACTTGGACCAGAGTTCGCCACCGCTGACACGCCATGGGTTCACGCCCTGCCGGTGGTAGCCGATGCCCTTGGACGATGGGCGAGAGTTCGGCATGAGAGTCGTTCGCACACCAAACTTGGTATGGGACCATGCGCAGATCCGGGCGAGGGACTTGCACTGCGCGCCAGTCCACGAGCCGGTGCCCATGCCCTGAGTCTCGACGGTGATCGCGCGGCTGTTGCCGGCGCCGTTCGCCCAGGAGATGTACTCCGCGCCAAGGTACTGCTCGATGGTGCCGTCACGGCGCACATAGAAGTGCGAGGATGCATAAGCACTCGGATTGTTGAACCAACCCTTGAGGCTGGATGCCTCGGTAACGGCGATGTGCAGGATCACGCAGTCAGTACGGGAGCGTTTCCGCTTTGTGTAGTTCCGGGAGATTGGCTTCCAAACCACTCCGGGCATTTTTATGGTCATGCCAGAATTCCTTTCCAGGCATAACGAAAGCCACACCCAAATGGATGTGGCTTTCGTTGATTTATAGTCGGTATCCCTCGGGAGGGTTCGGGGGAGGCGGGGGCACATGAGGTAACAGGATGTTCACGTACTCCCTAGCTAGCTGCTCGTTGCGGACAGCCTCAGCGAGGCGCCGGTCAAAGCTCTCACGCATCTGCATGATTTGCTGGCTATGTTCGTTGCGCATGGTTTCGATCTTCGCGTCCATGCGGTTTCGCTCCTCTTGGAGCTGGTCGATGATGGTGTTTTGAAGTTCCGCGACTCGGAGCTTCCCCTCAGTCTGGTTTTTCTCCGATTCCGTGGCGAGCTGCCGGCGTTGGAACCGCGCGGTGAGGAGGTACCCAATGAACGCTCCCACCGTCGCGAACGCGCCGGATACGGCCACAACCCATTCGATAGTCATGCACCCACCGCCACTACTTGGGACCCGTCACCGACGCGCATCCAAGAGTTCGCGCCTGGGCGTCCCACTATTGGGTTAGTGATCCCGGTCGGACGGACCCGGCCCATGAGCATCACGTCTTTGTGAGCGCCGGTGAAGCGTAGCCCATTGCTTTGGGTTGCGTACCGGGCGGCACCGCGGCGGTTGATGCTGAACCCTGACAGGCTCATTCCGCCGGAGGCGATGATGATCCCATCGTCCCGGCTGGTGTCGGCTACCAGTCCTGAATATGATGCGTCTGCGGCACCCAGGTAAAATCCGACGGCGTTGTCCTGTGCTTCGAGGCCAACCATGCTGTGCCGCCCCGAAGCGATGTAGAAGCCGTACCCGTCGCAGTAGAACGTCTTTACGCCGTAGACCTTAGTGTTGCCCGATTCGACTCGTAGCCCCGCGCCGGCGGCCCCGCCCAGCGCGCATTTGCTGATGGTGTTGTCCGATGAAGTGTTTATCCGCAAGTTGTCGGCTGAGGTGTCTCGGATGCGGACGCGTTCGATGTAGTTCCCGCGGTTGTTCGCGGTGGACGCTGCGTGCAGGTTCATTCCGTGCCGGTCCTTGGACATGAAGCCGCGGATGTAGAGATTATCGAACGTGTTGTAGCTGTCGGGGTGAGCCGACGGCCAGCCATGGGTGTCGCCGCTGTTCGACATGTCGAAGTCGATGCCGTTGCAGGAGCCTCCCCTGGCCCAGTTGCCATAGAGGAACATGTTGGACAGTTTGATCAGATGCGCGGACGGCTCCGCAAGCTTGATCAAGCCGGTGCCGTTGTTGTTGCGTGCGTTCAGCTCCGTAAGGTCGCCACAGCCCTCCACCTCCACAGCGGTGCGGCATTCCATGGAGCCAGGCATGTCGAAGCGTCCGGCAGTGAGGAGCACTTTGCCCCAGTTCTCAGAGTCCGACGGTGATTTGTCGTTCCGGGAGTGGAATGTGGTTGCCCTGCAGATCGCGGCGTTGATCTCCTCATGGTCATTGTTGCCGTCGCACACGTAGTCCGCGGTAGCTTTCACGCTGTCCGGGGCCTCATTGGAAGCGACGACAAGCCACGGCAGAGTGCCGCTGCCGGATTGCCCATACGTCGCGGCCAGTCGGTGCGCTTCGGCTACGCCCTGTTCGAGGCGGTTGAGCTTTTCCGCTGGGGCGAGGTTTAGACCGTCTTCCCATTCGTTCGGTTCATACGCCACGTTGCCTCCTAAAGGCCTAAGGTGGTGGGCTTGTTGGTGAAGATCCCGTCTGCACCGAGCCCGATAAGCGCGTCTCGTTCCGAAACGCTGTTGACCGTATAGACCCATACCTTGAGCCCCTGGGCGTGCGCGTCGGTGATCAGCTGAGCGGTCGCTGAACCTTTCTCGACTCCGATATGTCCGATGCCCGCGCTGATCAGGTTTGGATAATTCGGGGTGTTGGTGAGGTAGCAGGTTTCAATCCCAGCTAGTGCAGCTTCGGAGGCGAACGAGAAGTTGAATGACTGCAGGATCACATCGCGTTCTAGCCCGCGAGAAAGGATGTCTCCCACGAGCGCGTCTACTACGTCCGGGTCGCTGCCTTTCATCTCAGGCATGAGGATGTTGGTGCCTCCCCATGCCGTGGCCAGTTCATGCCACCACGAGCGCGGCGCCGGCGGATTCTCAAACCAGGCGGGCCATTCTTGCGTCAGCGTGGCCCATTGAGCGTCGGTGATCGAAGCTACTGGGGTTCCGTTCACGGTGGTGTCGTGCGCCATGACGAGCATTTGGTCTGCGTTGAGCTGCACGTCGCATTCCAGGACGGTGCCTGGATTGCCCGGTGCGATCAGATCGAATGCGGTCATCGTGTTCTGCGGTCCCTCGTCGGCGCCGCCTCGGTGCGCCGCGATCACCGGGTAGATGAGCGTGTCCACTAGCCCCGCTGGCGGAGCTTGGTTGTAGACCCCTGCGATGGTTAGCGGTGCCATAGTTTCAGTGGAGGCTTCCCAGACGTGCGGGCTTAGCGGCTCGATGGTCTGAGTGGTCGCGTTCCAGATTCCGATTTTGTTGCCAGATGCTGGAGGTTCCGCGAGGACTTCAACGGCCACGTTTACGACGATGGTGCCGGCGTTGGTTTGCGTGGTTGTCCATGAGCCAGCAGCTAGGTCGACGGCAGTGGTGGTTAAGTCGCCCGCGACAGCGGATGACACCTGCCCGCCGCCGGTGCCCATGGCCTCGTCCAGCAAGGTGAGTGTCGCTGGGGGCTGTATGGTTCCTGGCAAGTTCTCCGTGCCACCGCGTTGATGCCAGAAAGAGAGGTGGACGCGGTCACCAGTGGCTGCGACCGCTGGGGAGGTGTTGCCTCCCATCGCGGACTGAAAAGCGAGGACCGTTCCTGCGCCTCCGAGAACGACTAGGGTGACACCGGATTTCTGAGTTGAGCCCTCTGTCTCTACGGCTAGCTCCGTGCTAGCTTCGCCCACGTCCATTGTTTTCGACCACACCCACATGGTCATAGAAGCCGAGTATTCAACGGAGGTGACCAGCGTCCACCCAACCGGGGGCACCGCGGGGAAGCTCGTCTGCCCACAGAACGACAGCACGCCCAGGTCGCCGGACTGCGTCGTCGCGGGGATGGGGACCTGTGCTGGGGGGAATGTGTCATAAACTGAGTCGGCGCCTCGAAGCGTGATAGCCATGGTTCCCCCTTATGCGTCGCGGGTGAAGATGAGCGCCCCGTCGGGCGTGCCTGGCGGAACGTCCAGCTCAGTTTCACCGGGCGCGAGGATGACGATGGGAGTTCCTGCGTCGCCCGTCGCACCCTTGAGCGAGTTGATGAAGTCGGTTTCCGTACCGACGTTGCCGAGGGAGATCCACACGTCATAGGCAGAGAGCCCATCTCCGCCTGGATCTCCGTTCAGTGATGCCAGCCATTCGGACTCGGTGCCCACAAAGCCGTTGTTCACGGCCACCTCGTATGCAGACAGCCCGTCTCCGCCTCCGTCGCCGGAAAGTACCACAGCGCCGGTCATGCCGTTCACCGAAGTCACGTCGGGGGTTGGAGCACTGGTTGGTGCGGTTATCTGGCCGTCTTGCACCATGTCCAGATCGATTTCGGTCTGGCCGGTTACCGGCTGGAATGCTTGGACCCATGTCTGGTTGCCGACTGTGACCGTGGCGCTGTATGACCAGTTGCGGGCCGTGTTTCCGGCGCCGTCGATGAAGCCCGGTTGGTCAGGGTTCGGGATCGTGAAGCTGGCGATGCTCCCTGGATCGCCGGTGAACTCCATCTGGCCTAGAACGATGGTCTGCCCTGTTGCCGACCAGATGAGTCGCGCGGCTTGCCCGCCTAATACGGGGGTTACGTTGACTTTGATCGGTAGAGGGTCACCAAAGAAGTTGAGAGATGAACCTACATTGATTGCGACGAGCTGTACTCCTGCTGGCCATGCCATAGCTTAGCCCTCCTTGCCTTTCTCTTGTTCGGCTTCAAGCTCCGCAATGCGTGCTTGCGCTTTCATAAGCTGGCCCTGGTACTGCTCAGCGACGGCGTTCGCTGCGATCTTCTCGTAAGTGAGCTCACCGATTTGGGCTGTTAGCTTGCTGATGATCTGCTGGATAGGGACCTGTACTTGCTCCATGGATCTGCTCCTCAATTAGTGCAACCGGATAAGGGTTGGCTTGTCGGAAAATAGTGCGTCTACACCCATCGAGAGCATCGAATCCCGCTCAGCGATGGTGTTGATCGTGTACACCCAGACCCTCAGCCCGGACAGGTGAGCTTGCTCCACAATGGACGGGGTGATGTTCGACTTGGACACGCCTATCTGACGTATTCCCGCTGCCATGAGCGCCGGGAAATTGGGGGTGTTCGTCAAATGGCATGCTTCAATTCCGACAGATGCAGCTTGCGCGCAGTAGGCGAAGTTGAATGACTGCAGGATCACATCTCGTCGCAATGAGCGAGCGAGGACATCTGCGATCAGGGAATCGGCAATGAGGTCATTGGTGCCTTTCATTTCCGGCATGAGGACACGCTTTTTACCCCACGTCGATGCCAGCTCTTGCCACCATGAGCGGGGCACAGGCGGATTGCTTGACCAGATCGGCCATGCCTGTGTCATCTGCGCCCATCGTGAGTCCAGCATCCCGGAGATGAGTTCGCCGTTGATGTCGGTATCGTGCGTGATGACCAGTGAGTTGGACCCGTTGAGGTTGAGGTCGCACTCGATAACAGCCTTTGGCAGCCCTGGCATGACGAGGTTGAAAGCCGTCATTGTGTTTTCCGGCCCCTCGTCGCCACCGCCTCGGTGAGCGGCGATGATTGGGTATTCCAGAGCGTCCACCATGCCGGGGTTGGGGTCGCGGTATGGGCGCCCTTGGACGCTCAAAGGGATCTCCACATCGCCCCGCCATAGGTATGGGGTGAGCGGTATTTCCGTCTCGCCACGCCATACGGACAGTCTTGGCACGTCATCTCCCGGAGGACCGACATACTGCGCTGGGAGGGTGATGGTGAAAACGATGGTGCCGGCGTTGGTTTGCTCAGTACCCCATTCCACATCGCCTACGTACCCCGTTTTAGGGACGAGGTCTGTTGCCCAGGCCGCGGACACTTGACCGCCACCGCTGCCGAGCGCGACGCCTTGCAGAGTCAGCCCCGACGGCGGTTCGAGGACCACGTTGGGCGTGCCGCCGCGCTGAGTCCATATCGAAAGGGTGATGGACGGTTCAGTCGTGGTGACTCCCGGTGTGCGGTCGGTGCCGGTGTTTACAGTGAGCGTCGGCGGAGCGTCCATCGTGCCGCGGATGACGATCATGTTCATGGCGGCTTTCTGCGCCGGCCCGTCTGGGACCACCGATAGCAGCCGTCCTGGGTCGTTCACGTCAAGTGTCCGGGACCACAGCCAAGTGGTCATCGTTTCCGAGAACACCTCTGTCCAGATGAGATCCCAGCCCTCCATTTCCACAGGGTTCGTTGTGACACCAGTGAAAGTGAAGTATGCGAGGTCCCCGCTTTTCGCGGTATACGGGATGCGCGCGTTCGTGGGAGTGATCGACGTGGCCTTGGACTCACCAAACACCGAGAGCCGGTAGTAGCTTGGATCTTCCGCGACAGGCGGCGGTGGTGGTTCAGGCTCCCCGGAGTCAGCGAGCGCTTCCACCGTCACGTTGATGACGATGGTGGCTGCATTCACCTGGTCGGTTGTCCACGTCCCAGCAGAGAAAGACCCCGTGTGAGGGGTGAGGTTTCCACCGACGCCGGACGACACTTGCCCGCCGCCGCTGCCGAACCCATAGGACCATGAGTCCAGGCCAGCCGGCGGGAGCAGAGACGAGTTCGGGGTGCCGCCACGCTGCGCCCAGAATGACATGATCACGTTATCGCCAGTAGCTGGAACCGCGGGAGAATCGTTTGAGCCGGACGAGCCGACGATGTTGGTCACGTCCGCGAAGTCACCCGAGAGCACCACGATTGATGCGGCACATTTCTGACCGGACCCAGGGGTTTCGATCATGACGTTCGTGCCGCCCTCCTCGAAAATCATTGTGCGTTTCCACAGCCATGTGGACATGTTCGCGTTGTACGTTTCCGTGTGAATCAGCGTCCACCCGATGGGCGTAGTTGGTGGGAACCCGGTTTGCCCGGTGAAGCTGAGCAGTCCTAGATCCCCGCTGTCTGCGTCGTGCGGGGTGGTGATGTTCAGCGGTGGGATCGCGGCGATGCCGGTGGTTGATCCGGCGAGCATGTACGGCACAAAGACCCCCTAGGATGGTTCGCGGAGAATGACTGTGTTCTCTGGGGTGCCGGTGGGCACCGGGGCGGCGAGGGAGAGGACTAGGAAGTTCGCGCCACCGCCGCTGCCGTCGCTGTCGCCCCACTCGACCTCGAATGAGGTGTTCATGGTTTTGCGTAGGACTTGCCCGGTTGAACCGCCCGCCGGGATGAGCCGTGGCTCCACTAGATCCAGTTCGTCGTTGATGTCGGTTACTGCGGTTTCCAGATTCGTCGCTCTTGTGGCCAGCAGTGCGTTCCCGGCCAGAGCGTTTGTCGCGTTGGTGTTCGCGGCGAAAGCGTGGGACCGTACCGAGGCGATCCACATGTCCAGTTGGACACCGGTCGCGTCGATGGGGAGCGTCATCATGCTGATCACGGGGAGCAGCGAGAAATCGATTGGGGTAGTACCGTCGGGCACAGTTACTAGGTAGTTGTGTACCCGGCGGTCGTCTGCCTCAATCCGAACCTGGTAGGCCCATGACTCATCTAGCGGGGTTGGCTCCACGTCGGGGATGGAGGCTAGCCCTCCAACGAGGGTTACCCCCACAGTGGAGGGCAACACGACGGTGGTGCCCTCCGTGCGGGTCTGCGTTGGTGCGAGGGTTACTCGACCCTCCGTGAACGTGGTGCCGCCGCCTTGTGCGAAATCGAATTCAATTGTTCTAGCCACGAGCTCAGGCCCCTCCCAGTAGTGATTCCAAGGCTTTGACCTTGCGTGTGAGTACAGCTATCTGGGCGATAGCGAGCCGGTCATAAGCAACGCCCTGTGTCAGCCCGTCGCCGTCACGAATGACGAACGATTCACCGCTAGCGACGGCAGCGACATCCTCAGCGACAACGCCGGGGACACGCTTTTGATCGCGGGAGAACATGACTTGCTGATCTTGAGTACGCACGCCCAATTTGCCGAGCGATTCGATCTCCTCGTTCTCGGTGACGTCCAGCCAGTCTTTGACTGGCACGTCCAGCAGCTCGTCGTCCAAGACCATGACGCGCTGATCCAGCTTGTAGCGGCTGGCCGATGACACGATGCCCAGGATGCCGTTGGCCGTAATGACGACGTTGGCTGTGAGCGTGTACGGACGGTTGAAGATCACAGGCGACTCGATGTAGGTATCCAGCGGGTCCGCCCCCGTTGGGCCGAAGCCAACGAAGAACTCGGTGTCCATACTGCTAATGCGCCAGGTGTTCTCAGTCATTGCGTACTGGAACTCGTAGTCGCTGCCAGAAGCTGAATCGGAGTGATACCTGTAGGCCGTCTGCACCATGTTGGTGGTTTCAGGCTTCACCGAGTAGATCGCCCCGCGCGCATTGGTGTTATCCGCATACACGTTCAGTGCGGCGGTGAGGTTCGTGTCCGACAGGCGGGCGCGGCGCCCGCTGTTCGAAGTGGCGAACTCACCCTGGATAGTCAAGTTCCCGGTAGTAGCGTCGAAAACCATCTTGCCGTTGCCGAGATCGATGTTTCCGCTGGCACCGTAGAGCTTGATCATCTGATTCTTGCCGAGCTGCAGGTCACCATTATTGGCGTTCAGGTCGAACACCATCTCACTTGAGCCGTTCCAACCCCGCATGGTGTTGGTCAGCCCGTCGAGCTTGATGCCCCGCGATGGGTCAGAGAGCGTCTGCAGTAGCGCGCCCGTGATGACCTTGCCGTCGGCAAAGCCGAACTTCAAATGGTCGCCCTCAATGATGTTGCCCTTGAGGTGCTTACCCTCGATCAGATCTGCCATGAGGTGCGGAGTACGAATAGCTTCTGGGCCGATGTATGTCGCCCCAGCTTGCCGGTACACACGCACGTTCTTCACGCCTACGTGGCGGATGCCCGAGCCGGACAGCCCAAACGCCCACGACTGCCCGCCCTGAATGCCCGCCAGGTTGGGGACTTTCAGCGCGAAGCCGAAGCTCTTAGGTGTCGTCGTGAATTCCAATGACGGATAGGTCGCAGTGACTGCACCGTCGGTGCCGTCACGATCCGGGTAAACCCAGACCATGAAGCTCGTGGCCGTCAGCTGGGTCGAAACGCCTATGAACTCGACGTAGATCCATTCATCCGATTTCAGAGGAACAGGCCCCACTTGATCAGCGAAAGCTAGAACGTTCAGCCCGCCAGCAGCTTTGCGGGTGTACCCATCTTGCGATACAGTCCGCGAGGATGCCGGCAGCGTGACGTTCACGTTAGCTACGGGATCAACCGTGGCGTAGTTCGTGAAGTCGGAAATGAGGATGTGCTTGGCTTCAAGCGTGCCAACCTGGATGCGCTGGCCGTGGAGGAACCCCACGGTGATCTTGCCCGCGTCAATCGCGGCGATGATCTGGTGCCCCAGCTCGACTTGCTTCCACACTGCATCGTTGAAAATCCACTGACCGATCAGGTTAGTGTCATCCCACTGCCAGTAGATGTCGCCGTCACGCTCGTTGCCAGTAATCATTGGTGGGGTGTCGCCAGCGCGCACACGGTTCTTCCCGTTTGCAGAATCCCACACGCCGCTGATGTCCATGTCCACCTCAGCGAACAGGTCTTTAACGTCAGGGAGCTCGACGAGCGGTTTTAGTTCGTACTCGGTCAGCGCGGACCATTCGGACTTGTTGCCGACTTGGTCCACCGCCCTGGCACGGAGCCAGTACGTTCCAGCAGTTTGCGCGAACGGGATGTTCTGCGATGCGGCACGCTCGAATGAGCCGAAGTACGTCCAGGGTCCGATGGGGGTAGATCCCACCTCGCCCTCGACATGCGAGAAATCAGGTGGCATGAGCTCGCCGCCCGCGCCCTCCCCATTCCATGCCACGGTCGCTACGCCGTAGGACACGTCCTCCGCGGTGAGCGCTGCCGGGACCGGCGGCGGCACAGCGTCGGTTTCCATGAGGAGCCCGAGCAGGTAAACCCAGGCCGAAGCGCGAGAGTTCCCCGCGACAGCCCGGACAGCGAAGTCATAAACTGCGGCTTGCCCGTCCTCACGACGAATGTCCACCGGGGAGAACCCCGCGGTACGCTCGTCTCCTGCCACCGAGCGGAAAGACTCCCACTGAGTGGTGCCGGTGTCCCGGATGCGGAACTCGAAACGGTCCAGCACAATCGCTGTACCGTCGGTGGCTTTGCCAGTGTGGTTCCAGCCCACGCTCACGCGCCCAACTTCTTGCCCTGTTGGGTCTACATAGGCGGACGTGCTACCGATGAAGCCGGTGGGAGCTGCAGGGGTGCGCACGTCGCCGTCGGGGCTTGGCTGTTGCCCGTTGCCGCCCTGCACGCGCCCAATGACCAGAGCGTTCTGTTTGCGTGCAGCTGCAATGAGTGCGTCCTCGAAACGGTCACCCAGCACTGCGTATCCGCTGAGCCTGGCATCAATCGTGACGGACATCGAGAACACTCGCATGGACTCCAGCGAGGTGCCCGTCTGATAGGAGACGTGGTCGCCCGAGCGGTAGTCGCGGTGCGGTAGGTACTTAGATTCGCCGTCGAATTCACGGGTCCGTGAAATCCGCGTCCCGCTTGCCGTCAGTAGTGCCTCGTCTGAAAGCAAGTAGGCTGTGCCCTCGTCCTCGACACCGCCGGCAGACATGATCGACTCAAGACGGCCCCACGGGCTCGCACCGTTGGCACGGTCCCAGGCGTTCCCGTTTTCACCGACGACGCGAAGCACGGTCGCACGGTCACGGAACGAGGTCTGTTCAGGTGCCGCGGTTTCGCCTTGCCCTGCCAGCAGTCGGATGTTGGTGCGGTCGCGGCCAAGGAAAGTATCCGGGTTGAAAACGCGCAGAGTGCGCCCTTGCCCTGCCCAGTCCACCACGCCTTGGTTGCCGAGCGCGGACAGCAGTTCATACAGCGTCTGCGACGGCGGCAAAGCAAGGTTGATAGCACTGGCCCACGGCTGTCCATTGGAATCATGGGTGTCGGTGAAGTCCATAGCGAGGGCGGCGCCCCAGCCACGGGCCTGTGCGTTCAAAAAGAGGGTGCGCAGAATCCGGCCAGGCGATGCCGCCGAGAACAGGATGTTCCCCTCGGTGTCGGTTTCCAGTCCCGCGCTCTCCCAGACGTAGGCAGATTCCAGCATGGAGGGGACGAGCGCAATGAAATCGAGTCTCGTGGTGGGGACAGCTTCCAGCCGGTCCCGGTCCTTACCTGCAAGGCGGAACCGGGAATCCATCGGCTCCACCCAAGCGGAGCCGTTCCAGTATTCGTAGACAGCCTCGCACTCGGTGTTCAGCAGCGCCGACTTCACGCCGGCCTCAGGGTAATGCACGTTGAGACTGGACTTGTCACGGAACGGCCAGACGACCTGTGCACTCAAGAAATGGGGGACTGGCTGAAAGCTGGTACCGAAAGGCGTTGCTATGCGTACCCGAGTTTCCAAAGGGGATCACTCCATTTCATTAGTGGTAGGACTTCCGCGCACGGACCTCCACGACTGGTGTTGATGCGGGGTTAGTCGCACGGACGCTTACCCGGTACCGGCCACCGGTCAGGACGTTGTCGGGCTCCAGCGTGAACATCGAGCCGCGCCCACGGTTGGAGGAGACGAACGCGCTAATGTCGGTGCCGCCAGTCCACGTATCGGAGGTCACGCGGTGCGCGGTCCACTCAGTGCAGTCGACTACCACGTACTCGGTGGACGTAGCTGGGGTGTTCACGTCCACCTGGTCGCCGGTCACGATGTCCCGGATTCTCGCCGTGGCGAACGCGCCCTTGAAGCGGATCAGCGCGTCACTGATAGGGCCTGTGCCGTCCATGCCGATAAGTGTCTGCGTGGTGAGCGTGCCAGTGAGCGGTGTGCTCGATACGGTGAGCAGCGAGGAGGAGCGCCAGAACGGGTTGGGGAACGTTAGCGTCACGTTGTAGTACGCGAACGCGTCAGTTACCGGCTCAGGCGGGTTGGCTTCCAGCACCGTGGCGTAGTTGATACGGGTACTCCCCGGCGCGTAGGTGTGCGTGACGGGCAACAGCTTCCGCCGTTGCCCGAACACACCGTTGAACTTCTCAATAAGGCCCATGAACTCCGCATGGGTGGAAACCCAGATGCGATAGCGCAGAGTCAGCGTCGACGGCATGGCGCCGTTCCCGAATTGGGGAACGGCGCCGTCCACGCCTGGGAGCTCCAGCATCCCGTTCATCCGTCCAGACAGACCGCGAATGCCGGTCCCGGTCAGGAACAGCAACCATCCGTCTCCCTCAGGTGCAAGACCATCGACTGTGTACACACGAACCTCCTACAAGTTAGCTAGTTGGTTTGCGCGTTCCACACCCTTAGATGTGGGCTCAGCGACTGGGTAATAGAAGTGGTTTGTCTGCTGGATGAGCGCTTGCTTTTCTTCCTCGGTGAGGATCTTCATGCCGTTCTTAGCGACATTCGGAGCCACCATGGACTTGCGAGTGTTCTCAGCGATAGCACCGCCAAGGCCAGTTGCTGCCACGCCTACCGACGGGGTGAGCTTCATGAGGTTGTCTTTCAACGTCGTCGCGAAGTTCCCCGAGATAGCCATGGCCACACGAGACGGCGAGCGGATGCCGAGAGCACGCTTGAGCGCGTTCTCCATGAGCTTGCCCAGGTTCTCCATGGCCTTTTCGATGTTCTTCTGCTCAGCCTCCAGCCCCTTGACGAGGCCGCGCGCCGCTTGGATGCCGCCCTCGTACATGGACTTGGTGACGTTGTCGCCAGCGTGCCCCGCATACCGTTCGATGTTCTGGAACGATTGGTTGATCTGCTTCACTTCGCCTTTACTGCCGGCGAGCAGAGCATCTGCGACATACGAACCCTCGTTCGTGCCGAGAGCAGCGACCTCCTGGATGATCAGCGACGAGTAACCCATCTTGCGGAGATCATCCAATTTCTTGGCGAACGCCCTAATCTGGGATGCCTTTTGCTTAGCACCACTGAGGATCATGCCCGCGTTCAACGGACCATCCTGGAGGGTGTCCATCGAGAGCATCGTGCCCAGACCGAACTCTCCTGAGAGCTGATCCTTGACACCGTTCTTCACGCCGAGCAGTTCCGCATATTTATCGTTGGCCAGATCCAGACGGCCCGCGACACGTTCAGCGGCTTTCTCCAGCTTGAGGAGTTGGCGTTCCGAGTTGCGTCCCGTAGTCCCTGCAGAACGACGTTTGCCCTTGGACAGGTCCTTGTTACGGGACAGCCCTAGGAGCCGGTCGATCTGCGACATGCCGTTGCCGGAGCTGAATGCGTCCCGCACTTCATTACGGCGCAGATCTTCGCGCAGGTCGTATTCCAGTTCGTACAGGCGCGCGGTCTTGGCTTTCTGATCCTGCAACCGCTGTTGCACCTTGTCGAGCTGGGACTCCGACGCCTTGAGCGTCTTGTTGGCCTTGTCCATGGCTTTCTTGGCGGAGGTCTTGTTCTTCCCCTTGGCCTTGTTGTACCTGGACTCAGCGGCTTTCGCCGCGGCCTTACGGGACTTCACAGTGGCTTGAATGTCCTCGATCTGATCCGCGTAAACGTCAGCTTGACGCTGCGCATACTGCGAGTTCGTCCAACTGGAGGTGTCCACCTTGGCGACACTCCGCTTAGCCGTTTTCGGTTGCGCCGGCGCCTTGGCGCCGCTAGATCCACCTCCTGAGCTATTCGCGGACGGAACGCTGATTGCGTCCCCCACATAGATGCGATTGGCATTCTTGATGTTGTTCGTCTTGGCCAGCTGCTGCCAGGTGGTGCCGAACCGCTGCGCGATTTCGGCTAGTGTGTCGCCGTTCTTCACACGGTAGACAGCGCCACCCTTGGCGAATGCTTTGACCCCGAGCAGACCCTGTCGGACCATGCTGCGGAGCTTGTACATGTTTTTCTGACCGCCAAGCGCGCGGACCTCAGATGAAGTCCAGACGTGCTCACCATTGGAGAGCATGGCCGGGATGTCGTCTGATGTGCCGGTACCGGGCCCCTGGACGGGGCCACCTGCAGCACGAGTGATACCACCAGAGCCACCGACACCTGTCGACTCATAGGTGACTTTCGAGGTGACAACGCGGGTGCGGATCGTAGAGAAACGGTCGCGGGCAGCGGTGTTCAGCTGGCCCTCAGCCGTCGCGGTAGACGCAGTCGCCAAGATCATGGACTTGCGGTCACGCTCAGTGGTTTTCAGCGCCGACTCGGCAGCCTTGGTAGCGGCCTCAGTATTGATCGTGGCCTTGCGAGGCTTTTTCGCGGTCCCGTCAATCTTGTCGCCGGTTTCCTTAGTGCCAGTCTCCGTGACCTTGATCCTGCCGTCCGGCAGTTCAGTGACCGTGAACCCGAGCGCTTCGAGCCCCGCCCGAACCTCAGGCGAGTTGTCATCGATGCTGATCTCACCGTCAGGCGATTCCATGACCAGCCGGTACAGATCCTGCAGTTTCAGCGATAGCGCCTCGGCAGACCCCTCGTCAGTGATTGCCACAGACGTTTCACCGGGAACCCCGTAAAGGCTCTCAGACAGCGCGTCAGCTTGCTCCTGGGAGATCTTCCCATCCTTGGCAAGCTGCTGGATCTGCGCACGGAACGGCTCAAGCGCCGCGTCAGCGGCAGCCGCCGCGCCAGCCTCGTCACCCAATGACTTAGCGTGGTCGGATGCGGCGATAGCCGCGGCCAATGCCTCCTCCTGTATGGGCTTGAGAATGCCGCTCAGCTTGTCGCCAGCGTCAGAGAACTCGATAGCCCCGGTCTTAGCGTCGATGAGGCCGGTGTGGAGCTTCTTACCGTTCTCGCCCGTCTCTGAGAAGAACTCACCCAGGGTGCGGGAGGTCGTCGCCAGCCGTCGCTGTTGCTCCTCGGTGCTAGGTACAACGCCGTTGAGCAGGTCGATGATCGTCTTGTACGCTTCGACACGGGTTGTCGTGTCCGCGGCGGCATCACCAACTGCGCTGATCGCTTCGGCTACACGGGACTGAACTTCCGGCGCCGTGCTCATGGAATCGTTCGCACGTTCCCACTCGCCAGCGGCTTCGGACACTGCCCCTCGCTGCTTTTCGAGGGCACCGATTAGGTGAGTGATGCTCACGCTGGAAAGGTTGTCCATCTGTTCAGCTGTGTAACCCATGGCCAGGCGCCAGTTCTCCAGCGCTTGTCCGCCGTCACCTTGGCTGATGACGTTGCCCATATTGTCGTGCTGGATGCTTGCTGCTGCTGCGGCGTCCTCGTATTGATGCAAGGACTTGACCATGTTGTCGTAGTCCGGGCCACCAGCTGCCACGAGTGCAGCTGTGTCCTCAACCGACTTGCCCAGATTCTTGAGCGTTTCGGACGCTGAATCTGCGCCAGATCCAAACCAACCCTTAGAACCCTTGTCCATGACTAGCGCTTCGGCGGCGAGCTTGTTGCTGCTCTCCGTGATTGCGCCGGTAGCCTCATCCAGGGTGCCCTTGAATTCTGCCGTACGTGCTTTCGCTTCGGCTTGGGCGGCGGAGTACGCGCCCAGCGCGGCCACGCCGGCACCGATTGCAAGGCCCCACGGGCCGCCGAACACGTTCATGACGCCGGTCAGAGCGCCCTTGAGCCCTCGTGCGACACCACGCCCTGCCACGCGGGACGCATCGACGATACGCCCGAAGCCGGAACGGGTGTTGTCCGCGGTGAGGGAGACTTGGCGGTCGAGTATTTGAAGCGGACGGATGAGGGCCTGTTCGATGTTCGGCGCCTTGATGCTGTTCAGACCGTCCATTTCGGTACGGAATTTCCTGAACCCGCCCACAAGCTTGGTACTCACGAGGGTGGACAGATCGCCCATCCACGAGAACCTGCCCTTGAGCGCCACGAGAGCGGCGAGAGCCAGCACACCGTTCTGCACTGGGCCGGGGAGGTCAGCGAAGCCGCCCACCAGGTCGCCAACCACGCCGATCAGCGGCGTGCCCGCCTCGATGAGGTTCGCAAAGGTTTCCACACCGGTTTCGAGCAGGGGCACGCTGGACTCGATAGCGCTTGTGAGCGCGCCAGACATGACCTTGGCGAGGTCTGCGAGGACAGGCACGAGCGGTTCGCCGGCCTTGAGCGCGTCAGTGAGTACCCCGCGGAGCTCTGGGGATGCCAGCACGAGCGCAGTGATACCCGCGGCCAGCGGGTTGATCGCGAAGCCCAGGTTCTTGAGGATAGGTAGCTGAGTACCCATGGCTAGGAACCCGGTGGACACGGCGGCAATGCCGGGTGCGTGCCCTGCCAGCTTCGAGACACCCCATTCGAGGTCTTTCACGTCAAAGCCGTCCACGGCGTTCTTAGCGTCGACCAGGTACCCGGAGATGTTATTGAACGCTGGGCCGAGTCGCCCGTTGATCAGAGTTACCAGCGGTCCGGCTTTCGCCTCGACTGCGCGGAGCAGGTCTGCGAACTCGTTGGTCCACTCGACCATGCGCCCGCCGCCGTTTTTGCGGATGAACGGTTCAGCCAGGGCAGAGCCGATGTCGCGGGATGCACCGCGGACGCGGTCGAGTGCGCCGGTCATCTGCATCTTGACGGCAGCGGTCGCCCCGTCGAATTTGGTCTTCATGCCGGTGGTGAGAGCGTCGAGTGCATCTTCTGCACCGATAGCGCCCTTGGAGATGTCGTCGCGGATCTGTTCGCCGGTCTTGCCCATGGCATCACCGATGAGCGTCGCGGCGTCGATACCGCGCCCGCCGAGCATGTTCAGATCTTCCGCGGTCACCTTGCCGGTGGACTGGATCTTAGCCAGGATGTCGACAATGCCCGCAACGTCCTGTGAGGAGCCACCAGTGGCAGCCACAGCCTGTTGCACGGCATCCATGATTGGGATGACCTTTTTAGCTTCTACACCGAAGCCTAGGAGCTGCTGCTGTGCCCCAATGAAAACGTCCTTGGCGAACGGGCTGTTGCGGGCGAACTTGTCCAGCTTGTCCATCTGGGCGTTGGCTTCTTTAGTGCCGCCCATAATGGTTTTCAGTGCTGCACGGGAGTTCTGCTGCAGGATGTTGTAGGCGCCGCCGGTCTGCACAAGATTCTTGAGCAGAGCAACGGTCGTACCGGCGACGATGCCAGTGGCGACGGACGCGGCGGTCAGCCCTGTTTTGAGGGACTGAGCGCCGCGCTTGCCAGCACTCGCAAGCGCGTCAGCGAACTGAGAGGTCTGCTGCTTTGAGCGAGCCATGTCTGAGTCAAAGGTGCCCTTATCCAAACGGAGCTTGGCTGTCAGATCCGCTACAGTGAACTCGCTCATTATTTACCGCCTATTCGCTGCGTCGGAAAGCCCTTGATAATCGGCTGTCAGTAGTAAGAAGCCCCTCAATCCGGCGACGCAACCATGCATAGGTGCGAGCTTTCATGAGGGGCTTGTTGAAGATGTCGATGCCGAATACCTCGTGGAGATCCAGTTCGATTAGGTTCCACTTGGCGAGGATGTTGGACCACTCGAATTCTTCTGCTTCTTTGCTGTCGCCTTGCGAGCCTTTTCCGCCGCGACGCTTGATTTGCTCTCGGAAGTCTGGGGGGTAGACGTATCGTTCGTATCGTCCTGTGACTGGATCTCGTCTTCCGCGGCCAAATGGCGCAATATCGTCGAGAGTGAGAGGCCCATCCGCGCGAGATGAACCTCCAGTGCTTTTTCCACGCCACCATCCAGGAACGCCTGAGCAGCCTCCAAACCTGATACCTGCCAGAACAGCGCAAGGTTGCACGCATCCTGGGCATCCGGCAGCCGGAGTGAGTCAAAGATCCACTCCCAGTTGTCCAGACCCAGCGCGGTCTTGTACATGTTCTCTTGTTCCTCCACGGTCAAACCGTCGCCGGCGAAGCTAACGCCCATGACCATGGAGGCCAGAGGGGCGCCAGCTCGTGCCGGCAGCGGCTCTATCGTGAAATCGCCGCGCGGAGTCTCTACTGTGAGCTGTCCGAACGTGGTTTCGGTGATTTTGAGGTTGCTCATGGCGTTCCTTTAGATGGTGGGGTTGGGGCTAAACGCCGGTGTTCGGGTTGGTGATCGACTTACGGTCACCCATCGAAGTGATGGTGAACGTGAAGAACGACGGGTCCGCGTTACCGGTGTTGGTGCGGCTGTCGTTCACGGTGCCGGAGAACTCGTAGGCGTATGCGGCGCCCAGTTCGTCGTAGTACCGGAACTTGCCGATGGAAGCCGAGCCGACGTTCTCAGGGGCACACAGTGCGATGAGCGCGTTGAGGTACGACTGGAACGCGCCGGTTTCGTCGCGGATCGCGGCAACCGAGAAGTCCATGGTGAAGTCCTCGCCCACCTTGGACTGCGCGGACTTGCCGTGGTGCGCGTAGGTGGCCACGTCGACCATTCGCGCGGACGGCTGCGGGTTGATGCCGGTAACGTCTGGGATGTTCTCCCACACGGGCAGTTCGTCGGTGCCGGTGTTGATGTCAACGCAAAGCTCATAGCTGTTCGCATTGCTACCCGGCGTAGGGGTAGGGATTGTATCGGCCATTTTCATCCTCCAGATGAGGGCACCCTACGGGTGCGGGTTGCTAGCGATTTTGTGTGGGGTGAGAGGCGAACACCTTGTAGTTGTCCGCCACTTCCCACCGGTTGTTACCGTCGACGCCCATGGGGACGGTCGACTTGCGGTGTATGCGACTTACCGGGGCGATGCCTGGGACAAGTGCGACATAGCGGGCGTTGTGCAGGAGATCGAAGATTGCGTCCAAGGTTTCTTCCGGGCCGGTTGGCGCGTTCCTCGCGCCCCGCACCCGGATCTGGACGTTCACGTCTCCCATGGGCAGATACTCGTGATCGGGGCCGCCATAGGCGGAGAGCACGATTGCCACGTCAGGGTCTGCGGGGACACGCTTGAGCGTGATCGCCGGCAGTGCCCCCGTGTACACGAATTGCGGGTCATCGCTCCACTCACCGATGCTGTTATCAGCGAGCATCCGGGCGATACCTTTGAGCAGTTCTACGGTGAAGCTCATCGCATGGCCCGCCGGATCTGAGCAGCCAAGATTCGGTAAAGTTCCTGTGAGCTCTCCTCAGCAGGTCCCTCCAGATACTTGGCTGTGCGTCCGTTAGAGTGCCGCCAAGTCAACTCCTCATGCTGGCGAGCAGCATAAACAGTGTCATTGTGTACCTTGGCCACGAGGTCGCCCGGTGTTGCCGGGATGACCGATGTGGCTGCGGACAGTGGACCTTGATCAATCGGTGTGCGTGCGACTGAGAGCGCCTTGAGACGTTCAGCAGCCATGTTCAAACCGATTGCGGCGGCGCCGTTTGCCTGGGCGACTATCTGGTCAAAGTTCAGGTCTACTTTCACTTCGATCATGGGTCACTCCAAATACAAGACGACGTGCGATGGTGCGCTGGGGTGCTGGAAATAGTTCGACTGCATGAGCCGGGATTCCCGTTCGCGCGGTGTGCCTGTCCAGACGGTGATCAGCGATTCAGGCGGGATAACTACGTCTGGATCGACGACTATGAAACTGGACGAGGCCACGTCGGCGCCGTCAGCGATTTTGATGACTTGCACCTTGTCCTCGACGTAAGCCCGTTCGATTTCCACAGGAGCGCCGTATACCTGCCCGTTGGGTCCCTGCCCCAGGAGCGGCTTGTACGTGATCTTGTGAGGCATGAGCTTGGCTGGAATGGCTACCACACTTCACCAACCCATCCAGTGGCCAGGTTCTCTGCGCGCAAGATGCCTACTGCCTCAGCAGACAGCAGCGCGGTTTGAACCTCATCCACGTTTTTGGGTCGGACGGTGGAGCCGCCAAGGCTCAGCGAGCCGATGGACATGTTCGAGGCGCCGACGCCGGCACCGCTTACGTCGCCCGTTTCGTGAGCGTATGCAGCCTGTGCACACGTCGCGTCGCGGAACGCCTCAGCGATAACGGGGTCCGTGGGGAGCCCGTTGACGTCGGTTTCGTAGCGCGCGTTCCGAGTAAGGCCCTCGACGGTGCGGGAGACTGTACGCAGGAGGCGTTCTAGTGGCTTGCCCGTTGGCGCCCCAGCGGCGGGGCACCAGACGGATGCGGAGAACTCGCCGGAGGTTGCATAGACGCGAGCCATTTACTCACCTCCACGGTCCACGAGTGCCTGGACGGTGCGCGCCACGAGGGTGTGCACGTCTTTAGGGGTGGTTAGCGTCGCCCCTTTGTGGTTGGCGAAGAACGAGGCCACCAGAGGCGAATTCGTGCGCCCGATTCCATTGATGAATCGAACGCCGAGAATGTACCCGGTGGCTGGCTCTGGCAGATTGATGACTTGCATTGTTTCTCCGTCCAGATGTTGAAAGGCGGGCGCGTCGCAGGACTGGCCATGACAGGGACGGTAGGAACCGGCAAAAATAGATCCCCGGCCAAAACTTCACGCACTATCCATGAGCGCCGGTGACGTGTAAACGCCGCGCCCGCCTAGCTAAAGAGCCCCTGCTATGGGGCTGGGACCACGCGTGGCTGCAGCAGGATGTTTGCAGTGGCGAGGCCGACTGGTCGGAATGCCTTTGCGCCGTAGATCTGCAGTCCACGAACGATGTTCGCGAAGCGCTTCTCCTCACGGATCGCTTCCACCTCGGTGAGCTGTACGGCGAACGAGGTCGCGGAGGCCACACCGGCGGTGATGACCTTGTAGTCCTTGTTCGCGCCGGCGCCGCCCACGGTGGCGAGGTTGTTCGACACGAGCACATCGAAGTTTGCGCCACGTCCAACCTGGCCGTTGAGCAGAGCGGCGACGCTGCCGGAAGCCGACAGGTCGGTGTAGCGCTTGTCCATGAGTAGCGCCGAAACGAACTCTGGGTTGACCACGACGTAGCGGCCAACGGTAGGCACACCCTGAACGTCCAGCTTCTCGCGAAGCTTGACCAACACCTGGTAGGCGGTGGTCTGTGTAGCGGGGTCCGCATACGACGGGTCGTCATCGATTACCTTGGCATCGCCCAGCTTGTTAGCGGCGAGAGCTTCGGTCTTGATGAGGTTGGCGATGAACTTGTCCACCTTGTCGCGGAGCCCGGTGCCGGCCTGTGACACGCCGGAGCCCTCGAAGTTGCCCGCGGCCTGGACACGGTCAATGTCATTCACGCGGAAGCCAAAGTAGTCACCCTGATCGATGAGTAGCTTGGTGCCGGTGTCTGCCAGATCCTCAAAGGTGAGGTCTACGGCCTTGTCGTAGGTCTGGATGGTCGGTGCGCCCACGGAGGTCACGTTGACGGTGTCGCCCATCTGGCGGATCTGGCCCTCGTAGTCACGGTTGCAGATCTGCGGCTGCGCGAAAACGAGCGCCTGTTCAAATGGTTCCAGTACGGCGGCGGACCACAGTTCTGGGATGAAGTTTACGATAGCCATGGCGGCTGTCTCCTATCTAGTTCCCCGTAGGGGTTGAAAGGGACTTGAGTCGTCCCTCTTTGTTGGCTTTGAGGATTTCTGCAGGGCTCATCCCTGCCAGCTGTTCGCGGGTTAGCTGGGTAGCTCCCGCGTTGTTTCCTCCGCTGAAATCGCCGCCGCCACGATTCGCCGCCGCCTGGGCACGTAGTGACTTATCGGCTTCAACCGCGCTCTTTACGACTGCGTCCACCTGGGAGGCGAAATCGTCTGCTGCGGGGTCGAATTTCTTGACCTGTTCCATGAAGCTCATGGAGTCAAGAAGCTTGGAGGCAGTCGCGTTGTGCGTCTGCGCTGCGTTGCTGACACCGAGGCGACGTAGTGCGTCGGTTGCGGTGTCTTTCCACTGGTCGCGTTCCCCAGTGAGGTTGTCGCGTTCGCCGGTGACCTGCTCTAGGAGCTTGGCTGGGTCGGGGGTGTCCTCGACGAGGCCGAGCGCCTTGGCGATGTCCTGGGTGAACGAAGTTTTGGTGTCCTCGACGGCCTTGGTGACTGCCTCGGTGATCGCGGTGTCGCGTCCCTTTGTGAGCTTGTCTTTGTCGCTGCGGAGGCCTTGCACGAGGTTCCACGCTTTTTCAGCGTTGAAGTCCTCGCCCCATGGGTTGGTCTGCGCACCGGCTCCGGCATCACCTGCCGATCCTGCTGCGCCCTGTCCGTCACCTGCGGCTCCTGCAGCGGTGGTGCCGGCAGCTGTGCCAGCACTATCACCGGCGTCTCCGCCCGCCGCGCCACCATCTCCGCCGTCCCCGCCGTCGCCGGCGTCGCCGGCGTTGGCGTTCATCTGCGCGTCCCGGAACGTCTTGTAGTGGTGCGCCATTAGCGCTTCAATGCCGCCCGGTGCGGTGATGTCGATCCCGTGCGGGAAATTCTTGGACATGGACACTTTGCCCTCCTGGGGTTAGGTGAAGCCCCAGGCACCTCGCCAAGGGCTAATAGAGTCAGCGGCGCGTGTTGCCGAGGTTCAGTTGCTCTCGGTAGCGTTTGCGTAGCTGAGGGGTGTTTTTGACGATGTCGCGGATCTTGGCGCGGGCCTCGTTGAGATCCGAGCGATAAGCCGCTTCTTCTAAGGGGGTGGCCAGCGCGAGTTCGCGCTTGGCCTTTCGCACAGCCCGTTCAGCTGCGCGCAGATCTTCCCGGTTCTTCTCCAGCTCCGGGTCGTGCTTGACCGCGTCCGCGGGGACGGACAAGCCAGGCAAGTAAGCGACGAGCACGCACACGCAGTTGGGGTGCTTGAATCCGTCCTCGCGTGCGGCCTCGACGGTGGAGTCCACATGGACGTTGATGAACTCACCGTCGTTCGTGGCGTGCTCCATCTGCTGATCACCGGCCACGCCTTTGATCGCCATGATCTTTCCTGCCCAGCGGGCGCACCGGTCACACGCGTCTTGACGCACAATCGGGGTCACGAGATCCATCCCGTAGGTGCCCATCTGGCTGTTGTGCGCTTCATCCCACGCCCGCATGATCGCGGTGCGGGAAGCCATTTCGGTGTATGTGGCCAGGTTCCAGTTACGCCCGGACTTGTCCACGAACCCGTAGACACCCTCTGACAGGAATTCACGCCACGAGGCCTGTTGGGACTGCCGGTTGGTCGACGTGCCTAGGATCGCGCTCGTGACGTTGCGCCCCACGACTTTCTGGTAAACGTCGTCGGGGTAGCGGAGTATCCGGTTGTGCAGGTCGGAGAGCTTGTTGACGAGGTCGACTTTCACGAACGTGGCAGCGACTGAGCCGGTGACTGTGCCAGCGACGATGCCGATGTCCGCGGTGATGCCCAGCGCGGACAGTTGGTTCACGACGGCTTGCCTACCGCCCTCAATCGCCGTCGACATGATCCCGTCGACAACCTCAGGCATCCGGGTTTCCAGCCCCTCCACGATCTCGCGTGCGGCTTGGCGGAGCTTGCCCATGCGCAGGTACATCTCCTCAAGCCCTGGGGTGTTGTCACCGGTGAGGAGTTCCACCTGAATGGCGCGGAGCAGGTCTGCCTCGGCTTCGGCGTACATGGTGACGATGTCGCGGGCTAGCCGGTCGACGATGTCTGCCATGTCCATGTCGTCAGGTGGTACCCATGCCACGGCGGACCCCCTATCTGGGACAGGAGGCCCGTCGCGCTAATACTTGATCTGGGTAGGGTCGGTGACGGTGGTGCCGCGTTCCTTGCGGATCGCGTCGACCTCGTCATTGATCTCCTCGGATGACCAGTTCGGGTGAAGCATGCGCACCTTTTGCTCGATGCTGATCGCCTCTGCGGCGTTCAGCTGTGAGAGCGTCGCGGCCATGACCTGCGGGGCCACGTCCGTTTGCTTGGGAAAGCGCACGTTGACGGTGTCCATATGGACGCTGGTGCCGTGCACGAATGACTGGACCTCCAGTGCGGAGGCGCCGAGCTCAGTAAGCGCGGCTTTCCAATACTGGATTTTCTTGTTCCTCGTGCGGTTGGACAGTTCACGGCGGCTGTTGACCTCTGTTGCGGTCTGATTGGTGACCATGTCGTCGCCGCCGAATGATGCGCCGGAGTAGCCGGCGGTTCGGAGGATCTGCCCCATGATGTCTTTGGTCGTCTCGATGAGCTGCCGGGAACGGATATCAGGCTGGATGAACTCCATAGGGAGGCCACTCTGCAGTGATCCTGGCACGCCGTTGATAGGCGAGTAGATCTCACGGTCAGTGTCGAACGTGGACCCGTTGCCTGGCCCGTTGTCCTGCATGGCCGCCGAGCTGATCACTGCGCGGGCTTTGCCAAGGCTGATCTCACGCATGAGCGCCGAGTAAGTCTCGTCCGCCGCGTCAAACAACGATTCGAGCTGGTCAAAGTCAGAGCGCCCCATGAGCGACAGTCCGGGGGTGTTGCGGTACCCTCGGTTCGGTCGGATGTTGGGGATGTACACGGCGGTGAGGCCGGTGGCGCCTGTCTCCTGCAGGGAGTCAGCGTTCACGACTGAGGCGGCCCAGATGGTGTCGGGGTGCGCGTCCAGCGGGATGCGGACCCCTAGGAAATCCTCGTCCCCCATGAACAGGCCGTACTCGATGAAGCCGCGTTCGTGGCGTTCGAGGAACCGGTACACCTGCCCTTTCCCGCCGCCGGAGAGACGCTGCCAGAATGTGACAGCGTCCAGCCGTCCACGGCTCCATTCCGGGACCGCGGCGTCTGCGTCCTGAGCGTCCAGGGACACCCATTCGCTTGTTTCTGCGTCCCATGTGATGCGCATGTACACGCCGGACAAAGCGGCTTGCAGTTCGCCGGCCTCTAGAAGCTCTGAGGCGGTCTGCGGAGTCCCGAAGATGTTGCTGATCGCGTCTTGCGTGGTTTTGTCCTGTTTGGTGCCGTCTCCGACTACGAACGTCGGCGGTTCAGCGAACAGGAGATCCGCGGAGGTGCGTGCAAGGTCGGCGGGGATTGGGAGGTGCAGTTTCTTCCGGGCTTCACCTGTTGCTGGGGACCCGTGGAACATGCGTTTCGCTACACCGATGAGTCCGACTCGTGCGAGGGTCGAACGGTCGTCACGCCGCCCGTAGAGTCCGGCCAGGGTGTCCACGTCTCCCATGTACCAGGCGTTCCATTTCCTCACGTCTTTTTGGAGCTGGTCGTATGGTGCTGGTGGCCATTTGGTGTTCTCTGTTGGTAGCGGCACTGTGAGCCTCCCTCCCTCGGTTAGGCGGCTACGCGGTAGTTCACCCGGTAAGCCCATATCTGTTCGGTGGTAGCTACTGCGTAGCGGAGCGCGTCACAGCTGTGGTCCGCGGTCTTGAGCGGCTTGTCCAGCCCCTTGAGCTGCTGATCCGGGTCCCACGAATAGCCGGGAAGCTCGCTGATGAGCCCGTGGCATAGGTTGGACACGATGAGAAGCTTCTGGGACATGAGAGACGCGACTTTGCGGATGCCGTAGGTGACATCGTTTTCTGCAGGGACGACGTTGTGCACGTTGTCCACTTGCAGCTGTGTCCTCAGCGAGGCCGCGGACGGGTCGACGATCAAGAAACGGGGTTTCAAGAATGCGTCGTTCCGCGGATTCTCCTGCGTTGAAGCTGGGAGGTGCGGCTGGTCCATCCACGCGATGAGGCGTTCAGACAGTTGCTTATCGGTGAGCCGGATTTCACCGTCTTTCGACGCGTGCCGGTACTCATCGATTGCGTACAGTCGCCCATCGACGCCCATCCCCAGCAGGATTGCGGAGGTTGGGTTGGTCGTGCCGTAGTCCAAGCCGATGCAGAGCAGGTCTTCCATCTCTGGGAGGTTTTCCCACTGGACGAGATGTCCACCGTCTTTCGGTCGGTCACGGTTGAACTGGGCTGCGTCCCACATGTCGTAGATCGCGCCCTCGGCGGACACCCAAAGCCCCAGGATGAACCGGCGGAACCACAGGCCCGTGTACTCACGCCGTAGTGAGCTTTTGTACTCGTCCGACAACGAGGGGTTGTCGTCGATGGTGAAGTGAAAGCGGCGCCAGTTCGTGAGACGCACGCTTTCGTCGGGGTGGTCGATCTTGTCCAGGTACTCGGTTTTCAGCCAGTGCGAGGGGCTGTCGGGGTTGGTCGTCCCGAATAGCTTGGCGCCCTCGACTGACATGCGTCCTAGCAGCTGTTTGAAGAAGTCCACGGGGAGCACGGTGATCTCGTCAACGTAGGCGCCGGCCACGGTCATGCCTCGGATCTTCGACTCCGCTTTCTGGTCGTTAGCGCCGACGACGTGGACGCGGCGGCCAAAGATCGTTGCGGTGGGCGAGCCCTGCCGGTAGCGGACTTGCTGGGCAACGATGTTCAGCGCCGGTTCGGACTCGATAGGCTCGAAAACGTTGCGGTACAGCGAGTCCTTATTTTTGCCGATCATGATCAGCTGGCCATTGGGTGGGGCGGTAGCTATGAAAGCCAACCACTTGAGGATCGACGCGAACGTCTTTCCCGAACGGATCGCGCCCTCGTAGATGTTGACGCGTCCCTCTGCCCTAGCAATGGCCGTGATCTGACGGTCTGACATCACCTGGGCGGCCACGGGCTACTCCTCGGTGTCTGTCGGAGTCTCCGCTTCTTTGGCCTCGCGGGCTTCTATCTCGTCGGCTTTCGCTTTGGCGCCCTCGATGAAGCCGAGCAGCGCGGCCTTGACCTCGCTCGTGTTGTCCTCTGGGATGCGTTCGTTCAGGCCTAGGTACTGTGCGCGGCGGTTCTGGATGTTGATGAACCGGTCCACAGCCCACAGGTCGGCTTTGAGTACCTGCGGCCATATAGCGCGGAGCACTTCATCCAGGCGTGCTAGCTCTAAGGCGAGCACTTCGGAGGCTTCCTCGCGGGGGATCTCTGCGATAGCCTTTTTCACGGCTTTCTGCACAGAGCCTTTATGCGAGTAGCCGATGCCGGCGTTTGCGATTTGCTCGTAGGTCGCTCCACCTAAACGGAGCTTGAGCGCCATTTTCTGGCGTTCTCTCACGTTGGCGATGCGGGCGTCTCGTGCTGATGAATTTCCCATGGTCTAAGGGGTCCTTTCCCGCGCCTGGCGGCAAAGCGTGGCACCCTCTGCACCTGGCGAGGGTCTGGCATGTTTGGTTGTGGCGGCCCCGTGCGGGGCCACCACGTCGTGCTATGAGCCCGATGCAGATCCTGCAGCTGAGCCAGCACGGTTTGAAAGGTTGCGTCGCTGGGAGCCAGCGAGGTTAGCGAACCCCTCTAGGGACTGGATGCCGCCGTCGATATAGCGGCGCAAAGATTCACGCATGGTTGCTCTCCTAAGAGCCAGAAGCGGAGCCACTACCTGTACTGGTGCGGCCTGTAAGTCGGCTAGCGATTCCACGGGTCGCGCGGGCGATGCCAGCACGGACACGGGATAGTCGGTTACGCAGTGTGTTCACCTCCTCGGCGCATGAGAAAAGCCCCCACAGTGACTGTGAGGGCTTTATGCGGATGGAGGAGGGTTTATAGGTCGCTGATGTCGATGCCTAGGCGTTCGGCTATGAGGCGCATACGCTTCATTACTTGGCGGCCCTCGCGGTAATAGCCAAAGCCAGCCTTTTTGTAATCGAACCCCAGGATGCGCGCTTGGATCTTCATGGCCCGTTCGCATTCCTCAGCGGTCTGGTAGACCTCGGAGAAGTAGAAGCGGGAGTCGTACAGGCCAGCGAATTGGGCTTTCTGCTGCTTGTCCTGCTTCTGGTAGGACGCTTTGATCGCGTCCCATTCGGCGCGGGCGTCGGTTTCCAGATCCTCGGTGTAGTCGATGTCTGCGAGCGGATCTGGCAGCTCAGGGGCTGGAACGCCCGTGAGAGCGTCCAAGTCGAGCCCGTCATCCATATCCATGTCTAGACCCTCGGTGAGCGCTGAGACGTCCAGCTCTCCACCTATGAGGGCGGACAGGTCCAGGTCGTCATCGTTGCTCATTGCGGATCAGATCCAATTCAACTAGGGGGAACCATTCCATGATGGTCGCGAAATCTTCGGGAGCGTGTTCTCTCAGGGGCACGAGGAACTGGGCGGCGAGCCCGTCAAAGGTGCGCCCGGAGTTCTTCACGAGCTTGCCTGTGCGCGGGTGAGGGCGGAGGAACCACTCGTAATCGGGTGGGAGGTCGATGCCCTCGGCGGCTATGCGGTCGTAGCATTCGCCTCGGGTCCAGTCCCACACGATAGCGAGGCGTCGCTTGGATTCGGTGAGTGGACCCGTTTTCTTGATGAACGTTCGGCGGGCGATGGAATCGGCTGCACGAACGCCCGTGCAGATGAGCGTGTCATCTGGGAGGTTGTGGTCGATGCGGTACATCTGCTGGATGTCCTCGAACGACGGTTCGGGCATTTTGGATGCTTCGATCATCCAGGTGCGGTCGATGGGCTGGTATACGCCGGCGTTCCACATGCGGTACATCGCGGGGTGCGGGAACGTGTTGATCTTCGTTTTGAAGATGTCCTCGTAGTAGGCGACGGACTCTGCAGTGAATTTGAGGCCTGGCACGAGCTCGTAGTAGATGGGGTGGATGTTCTCGCGCTTGATGCCACTGTCTAGCATGGCGAGCCAGGCGGCGAGGGCGTCTTTGCCTCGGGAGAAGCTGAGCATGACGGGGACGTCACGGTCGGCTAGTTCCTTGCGGATGTCGGCGCTGGTCGGCCATTGGGCTCCAACGCCACTAAACACGATTGGCATGGTGGCGTCGCTCCATTTCGGCTTGTTCGGCTTTCCAGTTGCGTGAGCATCCTGCGACGAATAGGCAGATCGCGGCGGCAATTACTGCCCAGACGATGACTGCGGCGATGAGGATGAGTGTAAGAGTTTCCATGTTTAGAGTCTAAACACTTAGTAGTCTAGTGTCAACAGTCTAAACACAGTAGAATTGAGCTGGTAGGCGAGAAGTTAGGGAAGTTGTTTATACTATGCTCACGGAGTCTGCATAGGTTCTAAACACCGCCACGATCTAGCAAGGGACATGAAATGCTCGAAGAAGAAGCACTGGCTAAGCTAGTAGCGATGGACGATTCAATAGACCCAGCAACTTCGGCCCTGCAGCGCCTCAAGCAACTGCGCGCGGTACGGACCCTACTAGATGAAGAACCCAAAGCTATCGCCCGTGCGCGCCTGGCTGGTGTCTCGTGGGCTCAGATAGGCGAGGTTACAGGATACTCGCGGGCTACGGTCATAAAGAAAGCGAAAGAGGGCAACGCCGGCGAGCTGCCGGATATGCCCCGTGCGGATGCTCAGTCCTCGTCGGACTGATCGTCGTAGTGCGTCGAGTAGTCCGGCTGGGAGTTCATGTAAGCAACAAGCTCCTCGGTCGTGTGCTTGTGCGACTCGGTGAGCTGGTACATGAGCTCAATCTGTGGCATGGACGCGTCGTGGAGATCCCAGGTTCGCCCGCAAATGTCGCAATGGGTTTGGAAGTCCATTTTTTCACTCATCGGCGGTACCTGGTTTCTTTCTCGGTGCGGAGTACGTCCACTAGCTTGTAGAGCGGGCGGTTGTATTTATCCAGTCCGCTCGGGTCGAGCTTGCCGCGGGCTTTCCACTGCCTGACGGTCTGTGGATGCACGCCGGCGGCTGCGGCGGCGTCGACGGTGCTCACGAGTTGGTCTAGGTCTGACGGGGTGAGGTTTTCAATCTGGATGCTCATGGACCCTCCTGACGCTAGATACACGGGTGGCACTGGCCTGTGTTGAGTGTATGTCACACTGACCCGGTTTTGCAACAAACTGAATCAGATGCTAGTCAGTCAAAAAGGGCCACCATGCGTTCATGGTGGCCCTTTATTGTGGTCGGGTTATGCGCTGATGAAATCCAGGTGGTTGATACCCGCATATACCTCCAGCCACTGCTGGTATTCCTCGTGCACGTCGCCAAGGTGCGGGAGCGCTGGCGTGCCCCCTAGTTGGCGGAGCATGTAGGCCTCGTGATCCTGATGCAGATACGAGCGGAGGCACTGCGCGAAAGCGTCTGCGGGGCTGATGCTTTCGAGTTTCTGGCGGCGGACATCTGACGGGTCCAGTTGGCGGACCTGATCGAGTGCGTTGTGCACGCGGCACCACGCGCTGCGCAGTGCTGGGCGTTCCAGGATGAGCTCAGCGAAAAGGTCTGGTGTGCACTGCGGTGGGATGTACCCCGGTAGAGCTTCGGCGATGGTTGCGGTGATCATGACGGTTCACTCCTAACGGGTGAGGTGGGCGGTGTTGATAATTTCGGTGAGGAGGCTTAGGAGCCCCAGGGCCTCAGCTGGCGTGAGATCGAGGGTTGATCCCTCGTGGTCGATGCAGAGGCGGGTGGACTCGTCGAGCGGGTCCCATGTGAGTTGTGCGTGGATGCCTCGCGCTTCGATCTTCTCGGAGAAGTAGATCGGCGGCTCATTGTCACTATTTGGTTCGGTGACGGTGGCCCATGCTGGTGTGGTCTTGGTGCTCATTGTTTCCCCCAGGAACTTGTGTGCGGTGCTACTGGCGGCGTCTTTGCTCTGCCAGTCTTGCCAGCGGCTTGGGGCCAGCCGGCGAAGTGTGTGGGGCTTATAGCCCGGTTTCGCTGCGGACGATGAGTAGAGCGTCTGCGTAGCTCATGTACTTCTCAGGGTCCTGCGCTTCTAGCTTCTCTATGTACGCCCAGGTGAGTTCTGAGATGGTCGAGTAGCGCTCATCCAGGCTACGGATGTACAGGCTGGTCACGAGTGCGACTGCGGCGGTGTACTCCTGTTTGCTTAGCAGGGTGAGTTCGGTGGTGATCTGGTCGAGGTCGCGGCTGTCGATCTTTGCTTTGAGCTTGGTTCGTGCTTCGGTCGCGGTGCTCATGGTGTCCTCCTAGTTGGTTTGGCGGGGCGGGTGCCCCGCCAGGTCGGTTACAGGTCTTCGATGACGGTGGTCATACCTGCGTAGTAGGCGAGTCGGCATGCGGCCTTGGCGTCTCCAGCTTCGACGGCCAGTTCAGCTGCTGCCCAGAGGTCGGTCGACGTGTGAGCGCGGAGCTCGTCGCCTGCGATGCTGTGCGCGTCGGTGAAGATCTGCTGGGCGGTGGCGGTGGTGACCATGGTGTCCTCCTTGGAGGGACGGTGCGGGGCGGGTGCCCTGCGGTATTTGTTTCTATGTTTAGAGCCTAAACACTGGTGCGCTAAGTGTCAACACTCTAAACAAACTTTTTTATGTTACTACCCCGTAATCACTTGGGAATAATAGAAAACGTCCAAAACGTTATGTTTAGTGTCTTGACATAAAAAGCTAGCGGGTGCATGCTTGATTCATCGCATACAGCCACTAGCTCAGGAGGATGCCCCTCATGCTCTAATCTCTAATTGATTCCCCCAAATCCCCCATACTAGCCCTGCCATGGACCCCCAACTATGGCGGGGCTTCCCCTATTTATCGAGCAGGTATATTGAGGCCATGAGAACACATCACACCTACGCTTTAGCGCTACTGGCACTTGTCCTCGTCGGGTGCGCACCGCAAAGCGAGCCAACCGAGCCAGGCACACCTGACACGTACTGCCAGAGCCTCACGCACGAGCAATGCACCATTGAACTAACGGACAAAGTCCTGATCGCATTAGACACCTACGGGGACACGACAAAGCCGACACCTGGCCAGGTGTCGGCTTATGACCGTATGGATGCGTTTTCGTCTAAGTGGTCGGGAAAGTGCATGGACAACTCGGGGCTGGTGGCGGGTAACTCGGAGTGCGCCGGCGTAGCCCGTGAGCTGACATCGCTCATCCAGGTTATTGATCCGTCGCTTGTTCCTGTTTTTCGGCAGTAGCGTCGTAGGCGGCGAGCAGGTAGTCAATTTGGTTGTAGTTGTAGCGTTGTTGGGCTGCCAGTGACGCGTCTGTCGCGCGCCCGTAATCACTGACCGGCATGCGGTGGTAGCACATGCGGCATTCAATGGTGTCTGAGCCCACCGCTTGGGCGAGTGCTCGGAGCTGGCACTTAGGGCACGGCGCGATGAGTGTCCTCACCATGCTTGTGTGCCCCAATCCCATGCGCGCTTGATTGTGGAGCATGCCCAGGGCTTCGGCCATGTCTGGTGCTTGATCCCAGCGGAGCAGGTGTTCAAAGCCCGCTACCCAGAACTTGGAGAGCAATTGCGCTTGGGTCGATTCATCGCCGATGATCCGCGATTGCTTGTCCCCTCTGGTTTCTCTAAGCCATGTGAGCGCGTACAGGACCCCCGTCTTGATGATCTCCTGGGCGAGGCTCGACGCCCATTCTCGAGGATGCCCGTATCCTGCCTTGGCTGCGCCCCTGCCGGCGGTCGTGGTGGCCACCGGCCTGGGCAGTTTCGTTTTCAGGTAGACGTAGTCCTGGATGACGTCATCGAGTAGGCGTTGGAATCGGCGCTGGCATGCGTCACAGAATTGTTCGTGTGTGAGTTCCGGGTTTCCCTCGCTGTCGCGGCACCGCGGGTATTTGCAGGGGCTTACGTTCATGCTTGGTCCCAGTTCTGGCCCTCGGTGAGTAGTCGGACCCGTTCGGCTTCCGCGGCGGCGGCAGCTTTCACCTTTTCCCACTCTTCGTCGAGGTGCCGGGTCAGATCCTCGTCAGCTTGGTATGCGTCGCGCGCGCCGTAAGCTCTCCACCCGCAAGTGCACTCACCGCTGTATATGGAACCGCCCCGGTAGCCCCTATTGTGGCCGCTCAAGATGCGTCCCCCTTGATGAATTCCTCGTACTTCACTGCTGTCTCCAGCACAGGGGGCGTGTGCACTAGTGTGCTTTTGCCGTGGAATGTGACTGCCAGGCGGAGCGCTTCGACGCGGATCTTCTCGGCGCCGTTTAGTTCCTGCGGCACGGTGACGACCTGTCCTCCTGCGGCTAGATACTTTTCTTCTGTTCGAACGCCGCAATAGGAGCATCCGACGACGCCGGGGGTGTACGTGTGTTCGGAGTATTCGCCGTGGTGGCTGATGCATTTGCTCATGATTTCCTCTTTGGTGGTTTCCAGCCGGCAGCGATGAGTACCGGCATTACGTCGGCTAGGAGTGCTGATGCTCGTGCTCGGAGCATGGTCTGGGCGATGGGTGCGACGGCTTCCCATGGGCAGGGCGTGTTGTCGCCGGCGTAGGGACGTTGGGCGACGGTTTGGGCGAGTTCGGTGCGGTCGCCCCAGGCCGGGTCCCATTCGGGAGTCATCGTGTGCGCTCCATTTTCCATCGCGGGTAGTCGGTGCATTCCTGGCAGGTGCAAGCGGCATAGCATGCAGGGCAGAGACGCGGGTTGTCGGCTGAGCGCGGGTGACCGAATTTGAATTTCATGAGGATCAGCGCCGGCGGTTTCTCGGTGGCGTAGCAGCGTTCGCACTGCAGGGTGTACAGCTTGCAGCGTCTCGGGTCGGGGTGTGGTTCTTCGGCTACGATGCCGCGGACGCACCCTGGCAGGTCTGGGAGCCTTACGGCGGTCATCACTTGCCCCATTTCTTGGCTACGAACGCTAAGGTGATCCCAATGATCGCGAAGATGATGATTGTGGCTATGAATCCACCTAGACCCCACAGGCTGTCCACCACGTCTTGTGACGGCATCATTCGGCTGGCACCTCCTGTTCGGTGATCTTTTGTTCGGTGATCTTTGGTTCGGGCTTCGGCTTGGATGACGCTGAGATGTGCAGGTTCAGGTCCAGTGCGTCGGCTAGCTTGACCACGTCGGAGATTGAGGCGGTGGACTTCGCGATGACGGCCATTAGCGCGTGACCTTTGGCGTGGTCCTCGTGTCGGAGTTCGCCGGTGTGCCCGGTGAACATCTGACTGAAAAGCGTGTTGAACGTGTTGGAGCTCATTTCCTGTCTTTCTTGTAAGCAAAGGCCACGAACAGGCCGACGATAATGGACGCGTACACGAGCACGAGAGCTACGTCCTGTGTCATCATCGTGGGCCGCCCTCGGCGCGTTCGACGAGATCCACGAACCGGGCACGGTGCACAATCTCCTCGCGTGGCATGGCGCGCATACCAACCTGGATGAACACCCAGTAGCGGATGCGTTTTGGGAGGTGCTGGGCGATGAAGCGGACAGTCCAGTCGCCGGTGTTGTGGAACCGTTCGCGGAGGCTGTAGCCGCGCATTGTCCAGATGCTGGTGAGTTTCATTTTTTCTGTCCTGTCCATGGGAGGTGTAGCCCGTCGCCTTGCTGGCGGGGCACGTAGTGGATGTGCAGGTGGTGCACGGTCTGTGTTGCTGCGGGGCCGGCGTTCACGATCAGGTTGAAATCCAGCTCTGGCGTTCGCGCCCCATAAGCTGCTGCGGCCTCCATGCACGCCCCTGTGAGCTCCGGGGAGTGCTTGGCGGTGGACGCGTGCTTGGACGGCACGAATAGGCGGTGCCCTGGGGTGACAGGGCTTAGCGGGATGAATGAGAAAATGTTCCCGCCGTGCCCTGTGAGGTCTTTCGCGTGCTGGGTGCGGTCGACGATGGAGCAGAACACGCATGCGTCTCGTGCGGTGTTGAGCGGGATCATCGGTCGCTCCTGCGAAACTCAGTTGCGATGCACGCCCAAATGAGGGCGAGCAATGCGACTGGCCACACGGGCGACAGGACGAGCATTCTGGAGCCTAAGCCGCGGACCTGTCCCTCTAGAATCCAGAAGAAGATGCCGGCAAAGGCAAGAACGGCTCCTATCGAGAGATACGCGCAGAACAGCGAGAACCATTCGTAGTCGCTCATCGGGGGTCCCGTGGCACTGCCTCGCGGATCTCATTGGTGAGCGCCTGGATGCGGGACATGCGCCCCGCTGCCACGTTGGAATCCACACGCTGCAGTGTTTCGCGGATCATGGACGGGTGCACGACTTGGGCGAGGCTGGCCAGGAGGTGGTCGACGTGGTGCTGGTAGGCGGCGGATCGGATGAGCCCGTGGGCTGGGTATGCCGCGTTCTTGCGGAGCTGCATGGTTAGTCCTCCTCGGTAGGTGCGGTGTAGTCCGTGACCTTGTGGTTGTAGGAGTGGAATGCGCTGCCGTCGCCGGTGACCACTACTTTCTCGTTGTTCACGTAGTAGGCCTTTCCTGCCCGGTCTAGCCACTCGTTGAGGAGATCGGCTAGGACGGAGAGCGTTTCCGGGGTGAGCCCGAAACGGGGGTTGAAGTTGCAAAGCCCGAACGTGCCGTTGGCGTGCGCGATGCTGGCGAAGTGTGTGCCGCGGTCCTTATCGGGGTGTGCGGGGTTGTCGATGATGACGTCCGGCCCCACGATGGTGAACGTTGATCCTGAGGGTGCTTTGATGCTCACGGTTAGCTTCCTTTGCGGGTGAGGTATTGGGAGATGACTCGGCTGATAAGGGGACGGAGGACGATGCGTTGCCCGTTGGCTACGCGTTCGGCCTCGTCCATGGCCAGCTCGGTGACGATGTCCTCGTCCAGCTCATCGTCATCGGTTACGGGGTCCGCGGCCTGTGGATCTTGTTCGAGGTGCAGGAGGAGTTTGCGCCCGCCGTCGACGAGTTGCATGGTGACCCGGCCAGGCTTGTCGATGATGATCGGAGGGCACAGGCCGTTGCGGTACACGCGGACGTGATCCACGAGTGGGAGCCGGACTGTCTGGTCTGCCTGTGGTTGCTTGGCTGCCAGGATGTCGGTGATGATCTCGGCGCGGAGGACTGGGTGTGATGGTTGCTCGGTCATTAGTCGTCGTCCTCGTCGTCGACCGGGCTCTGCCCGAACATCTGGATTCTCTCGGAACGCCGGACAAGCGAGACAAGCCCGTAGTCCATTGCCCTAGGCTGCTCAGCTGGTGAAGCCTTGAGAACGTAGTTCCCCCGCTCGGATACGACGTTCACGCATCCAACCCAGCCGGTGACCATGAGTGGTTCGTTGGCGGTTTCGTTGATGAGTGCTTGCAGGGCCTGGCGGACGGCTTCGACTCGGTCATTCGTGCTCATTGGTTTGTCCTGTCGGGTCGATGTTCATGCTGATGTGGCCTACTTGGCCGGGAGGTGTGGGGTGCGTGGTCGCTTCCCACTGGTGTTTGCAGGTGGGGCACTGCCCGGTGCCGTCGGTGATGACGTAGCCGCGGGCTTGGCAGCGTGGGCACCTGTCGAGGCGTTGAGCGAACGGTCCATACGTGCACACCTTTTCGAGTTGGGGGATGTAGATGTCTATCCACCACTGCCCGTCGGCCTCGTATTCGATGTACTCGGCGCGGCCCGGCATTACGTGTCCTGTGCGGGTGGTTTGAGGCAGTGCACGCATTTTTGGCGTTTCTGCAGGTCGTCGCATACTGCGCAGTACATGTCGGTGGGCATTGGGCTGACCCAGTTGTCTTTGGTTTTGCCGCACCTGGATGTGGTGCGGGTGGTGGAGCAGAAGCGGTGGACTAGTGCGTCGTTTCCGGGTTCGTTGGTGAGGTTGGGGTCTTTGGCGGTGTCGGCTGCTGCGGCGGTCATGATGCTTTCCTGCGTGCGCGTTGGCAGATATTGCAGTAGCAGAGCCTGGAGTGTTCCCCGTTGCGGCGGATCTTGGCTCGTGCTGGTGGACGTCCACGCCTCGGGGTGATGACGTCGTGGCCGGTGCCTTGGTAGACATACGGTTTGGACGTCACGTTGTGGGAGATGAGCGTCATCCCTCGCATGGGCACTGAGAGGCCTATGGGGTCGGTGAGTGAGGTGCGTGCTTCCATGATGCTCATTTGGTGGCCTCGTGCTTCTTCTCGCAGTTGCGGGCGAGGGAGGGGACTACGAACGCTTTGGTACAGGTTGCGCACTGGTACAGGTTCGTGTTGATGGGAGCTGTGTCGCGGTTCATTGGAGAGCTCTTTCTATGTAGGCTTTCGCGGCTGCGGGGACGTGGCCTGGGTGGTGCTTGTATTCGCGGGCGTGTGTGATGCTTTCGAATACTGCGTGTCCGGCGCCGGTGATGTGGCCTTGGGTGTCGTGGGTCTGCCAGGTGACGAGGGTTCGTCGGTTGGTGAGGTCACGGAATGTGAACAGGGGTCGGTAGGTTGGGGAGTCCATTTGGATGTCTGCCCAGTCGTCTATCGTGGGAGGGGCCATTCGTAGCGTTCCTCGGGGGTTTTTTGGTCCCATGTTTTGAGTGCGTTGGTTGGTGGTGGTGCGATGTCGACGAGCTGCTGCAGTGCGCCGTCGCTGTGGACGATGAAGTGCGGTGACGCTGCGGGGAACTGGTGGTCTGCAGGGATGCGCCCGCCGGCGGCGAAGCGAGGGGGCTCGATTGGTTCCCCGTCGTGGTGCTTCCCGTACTCAGCGGGCGTCCAGTGCTCGTGATGCCCAGCAACTGCCACACCATGGGTGACCATGGGGATCAGGAGTTCCTGGCAGGACGGGTTGTTCAGGTAGATCAGCCGGTTGGTTCGGAGCACACGGCCCGCGATGTGAGCGACGGTGAGGGAATGCGCGTTGCCTACCCAGTGCTGGCCCAGGTACACAATCCACGAGGGATACGAGTACGGGTCTTTGAAGATGCGGACCCGGTGCTGGTTGATGCGCCCGTACCTGTCGGTGCGGAGCCTTGGTGTGACGCTGGTGGTCGGTGACATTTCGGTCAGTCCTTGTCGAATAGGTGGTGTTCCATGCGGCGGGCGAGGTTCGCGAGCATGGTGGGGAGTTTTTGGTACACGGTGATCGTGATGAAGATGAGGGCGAGGCCGGCGAGGTGTAGGCCGCGGGCTGGCTGCCGTGAGGGGATCATTCGTTGCCCTCCCGCATTGAGTAGCTGTCGGTGGCTCGTGATACGGCTTCACGCATTCGGAAGCGTGACTCGTCTACTTGGAGTTGGAGCGTGGCCCGCTCGGCTTTGCGGCGCTTGGCTCGTTCTGCTCGGCGCTCTTGCCGGCGTTCCCGGAGGATCGCCCAGCCCTCATTGATCAGCCCAACGATGAACAGGAGCGCAAACGCCCCAGCGAGGAGGATGACCATGCCCGTGATCGTCGAGGTGAATGCCACGGTCGGCACTGCCAGATACGACGGGAGGCGGAGGAGATCCAGCATGATCAGCCCGCCTGGCAGGAGGGTGAGCCCTGCGAGGCTGCTCATCGTGATGGTGAAACGGGTCTGCCTACGCATTGTCTTGCCCGTCGAGGATGAAGCGGGTGAGCGTCATGATGTCGATGAGGTTGGAGGATGCGAGGAGGCCTTTTGCGGCTTCCAAAGCGTGGATGCGGCGGTCCATGTCTGCGAGGGAGTAACGCGACTCACCGGCGGCGGGTGCTTCCAGTTCAGGGGGCGCCCAGAGTTTCGCTTTGCCCTTGTTCGCGGCGGGGACACTGGTGTCCTGCAAAGCCCGGACCAGCTCAGGAGATACGACGTGCTCATGGACGGCGCCGGCCTCGTTCGCGGCAGCAATGCGGATGAACCTCATCGACACATCGAGGATGCGCCCCGGATACCAACCCTCCTCGGCGATCCACTGCCCAGCGAGAAGATGCGCCTCCACGTAGACATCCTTTTTCAGCTGCACGCCTGGATGCGGAATGATCGACGAAATATGTGCTCGGCGGTCGTGGGCGAAACGCCCCTCAGCCGGCCCGTGAATCCCGTACATCCCGGAGAAGTCTTTCCCGTCGGTGATGTGCCCGGAGAGCCAGCCCTCATTGGGGACGAATACAAGAATCTTTTCGCCTACTGCCAGATCGTCTGTCGTTTTCATGGTGTGTTCCCTTGGCGGTGAGTTTTGTGTTTGGTGTGCCTCGCGGCTACTCGGGGAGCTGTCGCTCAAACCCTGCGGTGTGACTGTGCTCTCAGGATGCCACGATATTGACTCAAAAACAAGTCACTCTAACCCAAAACTTAATCAGGCCTGGCAGGGCAGTCGTGCAAATGGGAGGTTGTCACGCGTGAGCGTCGCCCGGCGCCCTTACGAGCTACTGGGTGACTGTCAACCTTGTGTTGTCGGTTTGTTTTGTGTCAACGTTGTGTTGTCATTGTTTTTTATTGTGTTTTCGGGGGTGTTTCATGGGGGACGTGCTTAGCGATGTTGCTAGTGCTGATAAGGCTTGGCGGGCTGCTAAGGCTAGGGTGGAGCGTTTGGCGGTGTTGCGGGAGGTGGCGGTGCGTGAGGCGTTGGATGCGGGGGAGTCAGCCACGGGGTTGGGGGAGGTGTTGGGGGTGTCTCGGCAACGTATCTATAAGATGTGTGAGCCTAAGTGGTGAAAAGGATCGTTATAGGTTGTTATTTTTGGGCATGTTTGAGGCCGTACACGAATACTGTGTACGGCCTCAAGTCTTTGTATGGGGTCTAGTTGAGTTCGGCGGTGAGGGTGTTGATGTCGTCTTGGGTGAGTCCGTCCTGAGGGTCGGGGCTGAACACCATGACGCCCTCGGTGGTGAGTGTCCACATCATCGCTTCACGTTCTAAGCGGATGTCGTCGTCTATCCAGATTGCGAGGTCCGGTTTGTGTGTGGCGGTGTCTGCCTGGATCGCTTTGAGCTTCCACCAGTCTCGGCCTTGCCATGCGTGCTGATCGCCAGTGAGGACTTCCCAGTTCTGCCCGTTGAGTCCGATCTGTGGTGACAGGGTTTGAGCTGCATCGTGTTCCCAGGTGGTGAGCCATTTGATGGTTACGCCGTCACGGGTGGCTAGGGCATTGAGGTGATCTATGAGCTCTTGTGCCCACTGGATCTGATAGCCGTTGATGTTGGCGCGTTTGAAGTCTGTGAAGCCGGTGCGTTTCTGGGATGGTGTGCCGTTGCGGATTGCGTTGATTACCCCGTCAACGTCGAGGTAGATGATGGTGTTCACTGGATCATTCCTTTCAGCGTGGGTAGATTCCGTTTGCGAGTCCTGGGCAGCTGCACTTGTTGATGCCTGAGTAGCCGCCGCCGTAGCAAGGATGAGGTTGGTTCTCGGTGTGGTCATCGGTTATGTGTCCGCAATTGGTGCATGGTGCGTCCAGGGGGCCGAACTTCCACGCCCGGTACTCATCGTCGCCGTTGGCGTGGGGGAGGTGGGCGAAGCGGTCTAGGGTTTGTGCCCGTTCTGAGAGGGTGTTGAACTTCTCTGAACCGGTGCCCTTTGTCCATGCTTCGGATACGGTATCAAAGCAGGCTGCCCAGAATTCGGCGGCTATCTCTGCGTCGCTGAATCGTTGGCTCATCGGATGCTTTCCTTGACGATGTGGTTGTGCATGGTTTTGACGTGCCGTGCGTCTGCTAGCGCGTTATGCGCTCCATCCTGTTGCCGGGGCAGCCTGAGCACGCCAGTCCACTCTGAGAGCGAGCGGACATCGTTGGTGTACATCGGGATTCCCTTGGGCATGAGGATCATGGGGCCGAACAGTTGGGCGAGGACAACGTGGTCGTATGCGGAGTACCATGCCCATAGTTCGGGTTGGGTCCGGTCGAACTTGTTCACGTGGTCGGTGTCGTCGAATAGCAGGAATTCGCGGACCTCGTTGCGGATCACCCAGACCGGCTTTACGAGGGTTGAGGTGAGGTCGAGTTCGACGTTTCCCAGCGACGGCAAGGGGTGATAGTTCGGGCTACTGTCGGTGTATTCCTTGACCGCCCGTTCGGCGACATTCCCCATGGGCAGGGAGGGGAACACGTTGCGCATGAGCCATTCATGCTTTTTGATGCGCTCTACTGGCATGTCTGAGTTGACTGCGTAGTATTCGCGTCCGTCCTCTGCGACGATTCCAATGCTGATCAATTCAATGGATTTACCGTCTTCTAAGAACTCGGTGTCATAAAAATATTTCATGATTGCTCCCTGAGCTGTTGTGCGGTCCGTTTGAGCCGATACGCGATACTTTTCCGGGCTGCTGCGTATGCGAAGTAGCGGGTGTTGTCGTCGCCGGTGAGCCGTTCAGCAGTGTTCGCAAATGTTTCGGATTCGCTTTTGAGTTCACTAGAGACCTCTTCCAAGGCTTTCGCTTGCGCCTCGGCGTACACCTGGTTCAGCCAGCGGTCGAACTCAGCGCGTGCTACTACTGCCGAAACCTTGCACCCCTGCACCCGGCCATACTCATATCCGCCCATCACGAAACTGGTATCTGGAGTCCAGCCGTGCATTGCGGCTTGTAGCTTCTCATTAGCGCCCATTGGTGGCGGCCTTTCCGAATGGTAAGTGATTAGATCGGAGAGCCTGAATCACTGTGTCGACGTGACAGATTGGAGCTCCGACTGTCGAGTGCCAGTTCTCGATATAGTCAGCCCACTCTCGGCGGTGAGCAGCTAGAGATTTCTGCTCTCGCTCCTGCATGTGTTTGTCCAGCACCTCGGCAACATGAGCGCGGTGGCTGATATATCCGGTGAACGCCTCTCGTTCCCACCCGCATCGGCAGTCGTAGTGACCGGGAACCTGTTGGTGCGCTTCGAGGATTTCTTGGATGGTCATAGCGCCTCGCTCCAGTCAGCTTGCACGGTGGTGTACATGAACGTGTGTCCGTGCTCGATGTCCGCGTGATCCGGGACGCCGCTGTCCCGCAAATACGTGTGGATCTGGCGGTGGTCATACGGGTTCAGCGGGTGCCGGAAGATCGTGAGCTTCCGGCGGTGGTTGCGGGTGTCGTCGACGAGCCAGCGGTGGCGGAGTTCCCGGATGAGGTCCATGTTGGTGTCGTCGGTGCGGATGAGGCGGGCTTCTAGCTCTTGGAGGTTCATAGTTCGACTTTCTTGGGTTCGAGGGCTTCTGCATACGCTTTCTCGGCTTCCGGCCAGTAGCAGAATCCGTCTCCCTGCTGGCCTTTTGATTGCCAGATCGTGCCGGGGACACCACACACTAGGGCGGTGGGGTGCCAGTCGAACGCCACTGTAAGTGCTGCGAAAAGATGGGTTGCGCATGAGTGCATGGAGTAGTTGCCTGGGCCGGTTGCGGGGCTGCCGGCGAACACATGGTATTCGGATGGTTTCCCGCAAATTGGGGCGTTGTCGTCTCCGCCGTCGTACCCGCATTCGTGGGACATGGTTGGGAGCTGCTGTCCGGGGACGCCTACTGGTCGAGTTCTCATCTGCGTTTCCTCCTGTCCCATGCGGGGCGACTGGTTGGGTACTTTTTGGTGGTGTTCCCTATAAGGGGTTCCGGGTTCCTTTGGGTTCCTGCCATGCAGTCGCCCAGGCGTTCGATGTCCGCGACTGTGATAAGTGGGGCGAGACTCTCCAAAATGTCGGCCATTTGGTGTAGTTGCGCCCCGGTGTACTCCGGGCTCGCGCGGTAGATCCTCATTCGTAGTTCCTGTTGTTTTCGAGGGCTACCTGCGCGAGTCGGACCATGCCGATAGCCGTTGGACGGGTGACCCCTGAGTGGTTCCAGTAGGTGCCTCCCACGGTTTCCCCGGCCTCGTCGATGAACTGGTACGTGACGATGGTGAGGGCGCCGGTGATGATCGAGTTCTCCGGGGTTTTGAGGGTGACCTCATGGCCTCCTATGTCGATTTTCATTACGGGACCCGCACCATATGTTCGGGGTCGACGTTGACCGGCGCTTTGCGCATGTCGTAGGCGACGAGGTACGTGGTGATGTGCTTGGTCGCCACCGCGAGGCCAGCGCCGTATTCGTCGCCGGATACCCAGTTGTTCGTGACGATGCGCATGCCCACGATGACGCCCTCCCGGTTGAACGGGCGCGGTGTCCAGCGTTTCTCACTGACCATGCGTCCGGGCTTCTCCCACGGTGTGGTGTCCACTTCAAAGATCCGGTGTGTTTCCGGGTCCCATGTCTGCTTGTTCAGCCGGTGCGAGATCTGCACTCGGTCGCCTAGTTTCCAAGTCATGACTTCACCTCCGGGCGGTACGGGTTAGGCGTTTCAGAGTCCCATACGTCATTCACGAACGCGCCAGGGTCTTTGGCTTCTTCCCATCCAGCCTTGAACCCCTCATCCCATGCGGAAGCCTTATCGCTGTTCACTACCGGATGGGCGACAGCGAGGTAAGCGGTGACGGCGGCGCGGGCTTCATTTCGCAGTTCGTCGCGTCCATCCTCAAACTGCACGTTCCACGCGTACTCTGCCGAGACTTCGGGCTGTTGCACCGCGAGCAGTGCTTTCGCGGCCGCTTCGAGCGCGTCCGGGTTTAGCGGGGGCTGGTTAGTCGGTTTTGCTGGCTTGGAGTTCATCGAATTCTGCTTTCTTCTCCGGGGTGACGTAATGCTCGATGACTGTGCGTTTCAGGATCGACGGCTGATTCTCTCGCCAGAAAAAGACGGCGTTCTCTTCCGTGTCGAAAGTTATCTCCTCGTCGTGCCCATCAAAGACTTCTTGCACTGACCATTCCGTTTCAGTTACTGCAAGGATTGGCTCAATCACTTCTCTGCCCTCATTTCACGGGCGTGACGAGCAACAGCGATGAACTGCGCCTTATAACGCTCTTCCAGCATTACCCAGTCTTGATATGGCCAATCAGCTGCCGAATGGTAGACATCGTAAAAGTCACGCGCTTCGGCTTCCAACTCCGCTTTGTCTTTGGCTTCGGCGGCTTTGGCTTCGGCTTCCTGCATGTGGTGGCGTAGCGCCCATACTGCGTGCCCCGCCTCAGTTTCAGGCCCTTCATCGAACGGGATTACTTCCACCCCCGCCGCTTCGAGGATTGCGAGGGCTAGTGCGGGCGCGTCGGACGGGGCGAGCATGAACATCGTGTTTTCAAGGTCGAACTCGCGGATGTTCAGCCACGGGCGTTCACCGTTCCTGCCTACTTCCAGCGCCCGGCCGTCAGTGCTGTCACTGTTGAAAGTCTTGGTAGTCATTACTTGTCTCCTAGTCCGAGGCGTTCGCGAACCTCAGCTTGTATGTCGTCGTACTTTCCGTCTGTCACGAGGCTGTCGCTGAGAAGCGCGTGCACCAGTGTCGCGGTGCGCTGCTCATATGCGAGGGACAAGGTAGCGCTGACCAACTTGGATTGCATTAGTGCGTGCGCCACGTTGGGAGAGAATTTGCGATCTCCCACTTCCGCGTCTAGCTGCTCTATTGCCCGTGCATGCGGGTTGCCCGGTAGGTCAGTCATTGTTTTCTCCTTGGTTGGTGCGTGCCATACGGGCATGTTTATCCGCGTAGTCGATAGCTTCGGCGTGGGAGTTATGCCAGCCGACACCGTCGCTGCCAATCGTGGTTTGTCCGCGAAGCACAGCCCATTTTCCGCCGAATTGGCAGACGGCCAGACGGGTAGGGTTATTGTCCCCGTACCCTAAATGGCTGATCGGAACAGTCCTACCCACCCCGTCTGACCATGTGCCGTCAGCGAGACGATAAGGGCCGGTGCGAGTAACAACTCCGGTGCCCTGGCAGGTTCGGCAGGGTCCGCGCTTGATGTTCTCACCATCACCCCAGCAGACGTAGCACATTTGCTCATCCACGGGTATCACCGTCCAGTGCGCGGTCGACCAGGTTCGCTTTGTGGACCATTTCGGCGCCACCCTCGTTGATAATCTCGCCAATGTCAGGCGGGATGGTTTTGGAATATTCCATGTCGTGCTCACCACGGGACTTCCACGCTTCCGCCACTTCCCGCACCCGTTGCACGGCCTGTTCGGTGTTGGTGAGTGCGGTTTTGTACTCGATCAGCTTCGTGCGAGCCGCAGATAAATCCTGCTCAGCCTTGTTAGCGCGTTCGGTAAGCTCAATGTTTCGTTCAGACAACGTCTTGACCACGTTGACCTGGATAGCCCGCTCCCATTCAGCCTGTTCGAGGCGGGAAACGATCTGGCGCGCCTTGATAATCGGGTCAGTTTCCGGCCCGCCTCCAAGCACTTCCAGCACTGCGCGGATCAGGGCGTCAGCGAGGCGGTGCGATTCGTTGGCTCGGTCGAGGCGTGTGCCAAGCGCCGAAATCTCTAGGGCGTCCTCAAGTCGCTTAGCCCGCAGAAACTTGATCGTGTCCAAGCTCATCGCCAAACGTTCCTCAACGTTCACGGTTCCACTCATGACTTGTCCTTACCTATTGGTTTGAAAATCCAGTTGTCCGGGGCGCCATATACCCGCCTCACCTTTGGTTGGTGGCAAGCACACGCACCTTTACGAGCACATCCGAACGGGGTCCAGCAGCACTTCCGATTGCACGCCCCAGGGAGCACATAATCCTTGCGTCCCATGGCATCAAGACCTGTTCTCTAACGACAGGTGCATGTCCCGTTGCGTCCGCCGGTCCAACTCAACGTCCGCCATGGCCAGCCCCTCATTACGGGCTTTCTCCCGGATCAGCTTCACGTCTTTCTCAGCCTCCACACGAGCCAGCCGGCGAATACGCTGGCAGTCCCGTTCAGCAGACGCATACAGCAGGTCGATGTCCCCAGTGGCCGCTTTCGCGCCGGTCAGGATGCGGCGCTTATGCGCATAAGCGCCGGCGATGATCGTGTCCCGGCGGGACTTGGAATCCTCCACACGCTTGGACGCTTGCTTGATCATCGTCTCGGTGCGGGCTTCCGTGTTTTTCAGCAGAACGTTCGCCCGTGCCGACAGGTCGTTAGCGTGCCGGATGATGTCCCGCGCTTCAATATGCGCGTCCCGGAGGATCTGTTGCTTGTGCATCTCCGCGTTGGCTATGAGCCGGCTGCTCTCGGCTTGTGCATCACGCAAAATCTGGTTGGCTTGCAGTTGCGCCCTGCCGACGGCGCGGCGCGCTTCGAGTAGTCGCTCCTGAATTTCGGCGCGTTTCTGCCGTTCGCTCAGGTATTCCGTCAGGTGATCTGGTTGGACTGTCATAGCGCTGCCTGAACGTGTGTGGCGATCATGTCCGGGCGGTTCCCGCACCACTCCGCGGTCAGCTCGTGCTCCTCGTTGAAGATCTGCACGAACGGGAATTGCTGCCCGAGGTTCCCCTGTGCGGCACGTTCGCGGATAGCCTCACCGAGGAGTCCGTCCACGTCCTCCGCAGGGTCGGCAGTGAACTTGTTGTACTTCACGCCTAGCTTGTCCAGCGTCCGTATGGTGGCGTTGCACTGCACGCAACCCTCGGCGGGGGTGTAAAGGTTGATAGTCATCTTGTCTCCTGGGTTAGTTAGCGAGCAGTGATTCAACTGCCACGGTGCCGATGTCGCGAGCCGCTGGCGGGGTTACCGCGTTGCCGGCCTGTTTGACCTGTTCGCGTTTGTTGCCGGTCATGATGTAGTCCTTGGGGAACGCCATGCCAGCGCTGATCTCGTGCGGTTCCAGCATTCGGAACTCGCACTCGTTGATGTCCTCAACGGTCCATTCGGTGAGCCCGTGGTGGTTCCCGCCAGCGGTCAGCGTGCCCAGCGGGTCCGACGTTGGCCGGGAGCTGTTGGACAGCTGGTTTTCCGCGGTGCCTCGCATGGTCGTGATCATTGCGAAGCGGTCCACAGTCGGGATCGTCGGGATTGCCTTGGACAATGGGTGCGTCACGCCGTTGCCGTAATACTCCATGAGCATGTGATGCCCAGGCGTAGTCAACAGGCCGGTTTCATTGCGGGTCGTCTGCGTGCGCATGGCCTCGTGGACCAGCTGCGCGTACTTCCCGTCCCGTCCCTCAACTGGGATCAGCAGAGACTCGTGCAGCCCGCCGGCGACGAGCGTTCGGAGGGTCCCATCCACGGTGTCAGTGCGGGTCGAGTCGGAGCCGCTGAGATTGTTCACGATGAGCGGGGTCAACAGGCCACGGGTATATGCGGTGGTCTGAGTCGCGAACGGCTCAGAATCCACATCCGCGAGGATCTGCGAACCGCGCACCGCGTCAATCGCGATCCGTGCACTGCCGTACTTCTCCAGCCCAGCCTTGATGCGGGCCATGGTCTTATCAGCGAGGGCCTTTTTGCGGTCGCCAATCCTCTGCCCACGAATGGTCCAGTCGATAGCGTGGGCCGCTGGCAGCCAGGCCGGCTCGATGATCTGATTACGGCACGTGGTGTGAGGACAGCGATAGACGTATTGGGCGCGGTACCGGCCCCAACGCTTCCCGTTTTTGAACGACTGCACCGCGCGCACAACCTTGTCGCACGTCGGGCAGTACGCCTCCGGGCGGAGCTTGTCGAAGTCCGGCTTCGGGTTTCCCTTGATCCAGAAAACGACATACATGCGGTCCCTCGACTGAGGGGCCGGGAGCCCGCCCAGCTGGGCGTGCATGCTGTTCAGATACACGATGTGGTGCTCATACCCCAATAGCTCCATGGCATGCAGCCAGGCCTCAAACATCACCCAGCGCGCGGCGTCCACCACGTTCTCAGTCATGATGATCTTGTACTTGTGCTGCTCGGCGTACCGGGGAACGTCCCACATGGTCGCCCGTGACTTCTCCGCGGCCTCATCCGCGATGCTGTCCCCGAACAAGTCCGGCTGATTCGTCGCACGGCGCTTGCCCTTGGCCACCGAGTGGTTCGTGCACTCCGGCGAAGCCCATAGAACATCACTCCCGGCGATGTAGCGCGGATCGGTGTTCTTGATGTCCGCGAGAACATGGTCAGTGTCTGGATGATTCGTGTTGTGCGTCTCGATAGCGCGCGCCCAGTGGTTCATTGCGGTTTTCACCGTCACGCCTGGGATCTCCAGCAGACCGGTCGACGATCCACCGGCACCACAGAACATGTCAGTTATCGTTGTCATTCTTTTCCCTCAGTTCTCGTTTTATTGCGGCGATCTCTCGCCGGCGGGCGTTGAAAGCGTCTCGACACGGGTCGCAAATAGCGGTCCCCTCTCTTGCATGCCGGGACCTACCCGCAGGGGTCCCGCACTTTGCCGGACCCCGCGGTTTGGCACCTGTCACCGTCCGCTTGTATGCCGTGTTAGCTGCCGTGCACTCCTCGCAAGGCGGTTCGCCCTTTTTGATGTGCCGCCCGTAGGCTGCAGGGGTGCCACAAGGTTGGAGCGGTCTACTGAGTGGGGCCGATTCGACGGTGCGGTCTGCGTACCATTCCCGCTTAGCTTTCCGGCACGGTCCGCACGACTGTTCCTTGTTGCGCATGTGCTCGTTGAATCCCTCGACAGTCCCACATGGCACTACTACCGGGGCGGGCCCGCCATTGGCTGCGATACGTGCATCACGCGCCTCTTTCCACATGAGGTACCCGTGATCCGGGTTGATAGCGGACGTCATTGCTGGTCCAACTCGGTGGCCCGTTCAGCGTCACGATTTTTCACGATGAGTTTCGCGACGGTGATGTAGGTTTTGTGCTGCTCCGCGAGCTTCCGCTGGTCGAAGTCGATGCCCAGCGCGACGCCGAGGCAGCATGACGCGATCTTGACTTCTGCCCATTCGTACCGGGTGATCACGTTGACTACGGGTAGGGGACAAGAACCGGCGAGGAGATCCAGGTACTCGCTCGTGTAGGCCTTGCGGTAAAGGGCCGTCGCCTTGTCTAGCACTTTCTGTGTGATGACTATCTGCAGCTTGTCCTCATTCATCTGGATCACCTCCTAGGTCTAATGTCAGTTGCCCGTCGATGGGCTGTACTGGTCTTGCTTTCGGCATCCGGTGGAGCGGGCAGCGTCCACAGATCTTTGATTTCTGGCCTTTGGCGGATGCTGAGCCGGGAGCAGGTCCCCGCTGGCACCTCACGTTGTTACAGATGAGCTCCACGCCGTCCCATTGCGCCCAGGCTCCGCAGAACGGGCACCGAGGGTGCTGCTCGTTGAAACGACGGTTACTCATGACGCGATACCTTTCATGAACGTCAGCCAATGCGTTTTCATGGCCTTGCCTGACATATGCCCTATGAGCGGTTTCTGATCAGTGAGAGCGAGGATTTCCCGCACCTTGATCTGGGTTTCGTTCCATTTGAAGATCAGCACTCCCTCCGGCTTGAGCACTCGGAAGCACTCCGTGAAGCCGGCAGTCAGATCTTCGCGCCAGGTTTCAACGTTCAGCCGCCCGTACTTGGCCGCTTGCCAAGACTTGGGACCGGCTTTCACGAGATGCGGCGGGTCAAAGACGACGACTCTGAATGATTCATCCGGGAACGGCAGCTCACGGAAATCCATGTACACGTCCGGGGTGATGCTCAGCGCGCGCCCGTCGCAAAGGACGTGCTCCTCGCTGCGAATGTCTCCGAACAGGACTCGTGAGTCGGCGGGGTCGAAGTAGAACATGCGACTGCCGGAAGCCGGGTCCAGGACAGGTTTGCTCACGTCGACACCTTGTCAAAAGCTTCCAAGCACTTGGCGGACTTAGCGCCGTCGATAGGCCAGCCCAGCTTCCGGGCGCCCATCGCGGCCAGCTGCACAGCGTCGGCAATATCGTTGTTCGTGATGTCCACGGACAGGAATTGCTTTACCGTCGCCGCGAGGACCGTATCCTTGCCAGCGTTGCCCATGCCGGTCGCGTACTTGGCGCGAGTCTGAGGCTGGACGACGAACACGGTGTGCTGCCTCGAGAATCGGTTGTACACCATCCACCACAGCCCGGAGCGGTCATGCTGGTGTCCCACGGTGGAGCCGTAGGACGGGCCCTCCATGACGACGGCTTTCAAGTTCCCCTCCCAGTTGCGGTCAGTCCAAGCGGCGATGTCCGTCAAGATCTTGTCCATGCGTTCGCTACGCTCAGCCCAGGACGCATCCTTGGAGCCCTTGGACGTGACCGTCCCAACTTTCATAGGGGACCCGTCGAGATAAGCCATGGACAGGCCAGTAGACGTGAGCGACAGGTCCAAGCCAAGAACGCATTCGTTTACCATTCCGGTTCCTCCTCCTCTCGTGGTTGGGACCGCTCGATAGCGGTTGGTTCCCGTGGGATGTATTTGCTAAGGCCTCTGGCCTCTTTGAATTTCCGTAAGCGGCGCTCGTAGTTCAGGTGCTCCGCTTCGATGTTTTCGATTCGGCGTTTCTGCTCTTGTCTGCCGGCTTCGATGTCGGCAGCGAGGCGTTCGCGCCACCCAGGCCTTGCTTGTTTGTCGTTCAAAATTTCACCGGCCCCTTTGTTAAGAAACGCAACGATTCGGTAGTTGGATGTCTGGTGTAGGTAGTAGGTAGTTAAGTAGTTAGTAGTGGGGCATCCCTTTATCGATCCCTTTCTGGGAGGGTTCGGTTTAGGGGTTAGAAAGGGTTCCGTAAAGGGTTTCCGTATCCCTTTATCGATCCCTTTACGGAAGTGTTTCGGGAGGGGGTGGCGGAGGGGTTCCTCCCTGCTCAGATTTCAAAACCATCGCCCCACGGGTCGATAGCCCGGTTCCCCAGCAGCTCCAGCACCACAGGTTTCCTACCGTTCTTATCCGGCTTGAAAGCTCCGAGATCCGGGTGATCCATCTGCAACCGTTGAAGCTCCCAAACGAACACGCCTCGAAGCTTCGGGGAAGCTATCCGTGGATACAGCCGATGGACGGCGACACCCATATTCGGTTGCTTGAGCAGACCGTCCTCCCGAACAAAACGGGTCAACAGTGCCTCCTCGGTTTCGTCATCCACGACAAGCCACCGCTTTTCTCGTAACTCCAGCTCTGCCATGTCCAGGACATCCTCCGTGAGCGACGCGGCCCGTTTCAGCAGGTGCTTCCGCCTCCACTCACACACGCCGTTCAGCTCCAGCGAGGGGCCACTTAGAACTGCGAAATACAGCCACTGAGCCATGGGGGAGAGCAGCGTGAACGAGTCGTCAGCCCAGATAGACCGCCGCAGTAGCACATACTCCCCAGCCATTACTCCTCCGTTTCTGGTGCGTAATACGGTTCCCGCATGTAGTCGTCGTCCAGCAGGTACCAGCAGTTGTCCATCACGTCGTAGTAGGGGACTAGCTTGGGGTCCTCGGTGGTGGGGATCTTCCAGCCTTTGGCCAGGGCATCCCGCGCAGTCTCCGAGTTGCCCTCCATGTCCACATTCCCGGCCCAGCAGAATGCCAGCAGGTTCGACGGCGCATTCCGCATTGGTGCACGAGAGCCGCCCATCTGCCGGTTCATCCGGTGCTGGACTGATGTCGCGCGGTGCCCACAGTGCGGGCACCTGTACCCGTCGCGTTCGTAGATCTTGGCGTAGTCACTCACGATGTCGACTCCAAGAATCCAAGGGCCTCAGACACGGTCAGCTCTTTCGAGTGATCGATCTGCCGTCCTGCATAGTTGGACAGGATCGTGCTGGCCTGGGTCTTGTTTTTGACACCCATGGTCTGGAGCTTCGCGTTGATCTGCTTTTGCTGATCAGTTGATGCTGTTGGTTCCGGCTCTGGTGCGGGAGGCACCGGGGCCGGTTCTGGGAGAGCGTCCTGTGTCGGCTCAGCCGGTGCAGCCGGAACGGGCGCCCCATCAGTCCACGGGTCACTGGTGGGCTCGTCTACAGGCGGTTCGGGCTGTTGCTCCACTACTGGCTCGTTAGGGGCCACAGCGGGTTCCTGCGCCTCCTCCACGGGTTCATCCTGAGCAGGTGACTCCGGGGCTTCCTGCGCCTCATCCACAACCTCAGCCGGAGCCTCGGCCTGTACAGGCGCGGCAGGGCCTTGTGAAGTGGTGCGGATGCGCGGTTGCACAGTAACCTCGGCAGCCTCATCGCTCACCGGCGCCGGGTCGCCAATGCTCGGCATCTCCTCGTCCGTGTAGATACCAGACAGATCCAGCGGGAAAGCTTTGCGGTAGGCCAGGGCCTCGGCGCACTTCGCGAGTTGCGATGCTGGCATTTTCTTCCACATCGAATTCGGGACTTGCTGTTGGCTGTCCTTGTCGTAGTACGTCTGCACGTACTCATGCCACAAAGCGACAGAGCTGAAATGCTCGTTCCCGCGCCACACCGTGACCTTGGCAGCCAACGGCGGTTGAGGGGACAGCCAAACGTCTTGCCAGACCCCATCCATGCCACACCACTGCGTGTCATCCACAGACAGCGCCACCTTGGCTTTGTCGGCGCCGCGGCGTGCGATCAGACGGTACCCATCGATACCGGTCTGGATCGTGTACTTAACCTTGTTGACCTTTTCCCGGCGCTCCGGGTCCCACTCTTTAGAGTTGCGGGCGATCATGTAGATCTGTTTCGCGAACGGGTCTAGCCCGGTGCGCTTGGACTGGTGGAAGAACACGGCCAGGTTCGCGCGGTCAGCGTTCACCACGCCCAGCTGAGCCAGCGTGGCCACCTGAGCATTGTTGAACTCGTGCTGATCAGTTCCGATTGCCAGCGCAGTTGCTTGGGACTGCACAGCGATTGCGCTCATGATGCTCTCCTAATCAGGTCGTCTCGGCGCTTACGCGACTTATGGAGGGTGAGAATGGCTTCAAATTCATGGACAGCCGCGGACAGGTCGCCAAGCCAGTAGAGCTTCGCGGGGCCATTCGTGAGGTGCAGAACGCCGATCTTGTCCACCGGCAGCATGGGACGGTCCACTAGGTCCTCGTCCACATAGAACTCCGCGGCTGAATACGCGCCAGCTTGCAGAGAGGTTTCGCCGTACACACCTTTCGAAGTCTTGATGTCCACAAGCCATGTCTCGCCGGCATGCTCGCCAGCATGGAACTTGACGATGAGGTCAAAAGTTCCCGCGTACCAAAGGGTGCGATTTCCACAGGGACGCTCAGAGAGGATGACTTCCACGTCGTTCTCATCCAGCCATTCCCTGTACCGGTTCACCGGCTCGGCAATTGGCTTGGCTACCTTGACGGATTTCCCGGCACCAACCTGGTCGGCGGCAGCGTGGATCTTGGTTCCACGGATGCCAGCCATGTCACGCTCACGGTTGGAGAGCTCCACGATTCTGGTATCAAAGATGTTCCCAATCGCGCGGCGCGCCTCGTCTGAATATGCGGTTCCCATGCGCTGGAGGTAGTCCTCGTGAAGCGACAGCACCTCGGCAACGTCCTCACGGAAAACGCGGGCCACAGATTTCAGCTTGTAATCGTCCAGCTGAGGCTTGGCCAGGGTCTTGCCGATGATCGTCGTAACACCGTTGACGTTCACATACTCAGGGCCATTGGTGGCAGTGTTCATGCGGTACGTGTGGTTGTCCTCCCGGAAGATCAGGCCGGGGCGTGCTTTCGGAGGGGTCGGCTTAGCGCCAATCTTGATTACCATGTCCCTGCCCTTTCGATGTGTTTCCAGCAGTAGTCAGATCCGGGTTCCACGTCCTCCTCGCAATACTCAGGAGGATGAGGGTCGACGTGCCACGACGCGGGCACCATTTCATGGGAGCAAGTGGCTACCATTCGGGGTCACCGGCCACCATGCCGTCCTCGATCACAATTCCGATCTCACCGGACTCGTCCACAACCTCGACGAGGATCATGAAGTCCATCGCGTCAGCGATGTCCCGAATGATCTGCAAGTTCTCGGTGTCCAGCAGTGAGCCCTCGCGGATGTATGCGAGGCGTAGGCCAGGATTCAGGGACACGGCCATGGCGGTGGACACCTTAGTCAGGCCGGCGCCGGATGCCTGGGAGAGCGGCTGGCCTTGGTAGGTCACGCCTGTCTCATCGATACCCAGACCCTCGATAGGCATTTCAGCCTTGGCCAGCGCGTCAGCTTTGGCCTTGTCCAGATCCTCGATTTTCTTGTCCAGCGCTTTGGCCTCGGCGGCCTTGGCCTTGAACTGAGCGCCAAGGCTTTCTTTCTGCCGGATCAGCTCACCGGCTTTGTTCGCCTCGGTGGAGCCGGTGATCTGCTCCTGGATGTCGTCAGGGTCGCGGTGGGCGTCGCGAGCGGACAGGGCTTCGAGAGACTTTTCACGAGCAGCAGCAAGTCGATCCTGCAGATCTGCTAGCTGGGCTTCCAACGAGGACACGGTGCGGACAGCCTCGGCAGCGTCGGTGTGCGCTTTCTGGGATGCAGTCAGCTCCTGCATGAGCGCACCTACGTCCACCTGCGCCGGTACCTCGGCTGGTGCCTCGATAGCCTTGTACTGAGCCTCCAGCGACTTCACTTCGCGATTCACGAACGTGCGCTCTTTATAAGCAACTTCTCGTTCAGCCTCGTTGGCGTTCAGATCGATGCCCAGTTCCACGCAGTCCAGCAGCACGGCGCGCTGTTCGGTGTCTTTCATGCGGGAGAATTCGAGCGGGTCAAAGCTGAGCTTTCCGATGAGTCCGTCCAGCAGCTTCTGGGGGGAGGAGTATTTCTCCACGCCGTCACGGCTCGTCACGGTCAGAGTGGATGCCTTGCGATCCACGGCAGCGGTGCGGGTAATGATGAAGTCGTCCAGGACAACTTCTACGGTCGCTTTGGTTTCGCCGTTGTGGATGGGGTTGGGCATTTTCTTGGCGGCGGCACCGCCACCGAGTGCCCAAAGAATCGCATCCAATACGGATGACTTGCCCTGCTCGTTGCGTCCCGAGATGATGACGGTGTTCTCTGTGAACTCGATGTCCACCGTTCGTAGTCGCTTGAAGTTCTCGACTTTCAGCCCCACAAGGCGCTGTTGATTTGGGGTAACCATGGATAGTTTCCTTAGAAGATGAGTTAACTAATTGCTTTGTTGTCCTGCGCTTCGCACCACTCGTTGAATTTCTTCACGGGGTAGCGGACCTGGCCGGCGATGTGTGTGTAGGGCGGCCCGTATGGTTCGTCTCGGTACCGCCAGTTATTGACGGTGCGTGGCTTGACCTTGAGCCGGCCAGCGACTTCCTCTGCAGTGAGGTATCGGATAGCCCCGATGTTCGTCTCTTGCTCTTCCAATGCGTCCCTCGCTCTTGGTTGCGATTTCATTTAGTGGAATACCGAACCTCATGGTCAGGAGGACCACCATGCGAGGTGACACCCCTAGCGCGTGAGTCTTGACTCGGTACAGGGTGCTTCGGTCACACCCCAGCAATTTGGCAAGCTCTGCATCACTGGGGATGCCATGCTTTGCTTTGATCTCGTCGAGAAGCCCAGGTAGTAGGAGATACACCAGCGCCAATCCTCTCTAGCTATTTTTTGAGGCGTTGTGACTCATTTTCTGGTCACGAATCCACCATGGCACAGCTTGACCAACTTATGCAACACTTTTTCTAAGAATCGAGTCACATAGTGCACTTGGGAGTATTTAGAGAGTAAAAATTGGTATCTAGATGGTTGTTGAAATTGACTCACTTTTGAGGCACTATGAAAATATGGAAAAGCAAACGTTTAGAGATCACCTCGATGCCCTCACGGGAGAGAAGAGTCTTAGGCAGGTCGCGTCAGAGATTGGGATGCCTCCTGCTACGCTCACCCGCCAGATGCAAGACGGAATCAAATTTGAGACAGTCGCGAGCATCTGCAGGGCTTACGGGGCGCCATTCATGCCAGCACTGCAAGCTGCAGGGCTGTTCACAGATGCTGAGGTCGATTCGATGACCACAGGCAAGGATCTAAGCCAGGTGCCAGACGCAGACCTCGTCGCGGAGATGACGCGGCGCATGTCCCGCCCAGGCGCGCCTAAGGTCTACGACGCTCCAATAGACAACGTCGTGCAATTTGGCGGCAACGGTAGCTAGCGCGCGGCCACTGTGACATGTGGGGAAGCTTGTCACCAGGCGACAAAGCGAGCAGTGCCTTAGCTACAACTGAACTCTGAAAGGTAGTCCTATGCGAGGGCGGCCTCCACTGAGTATCGGCTCAAGCGGCAAGGTGACAGTCACCGAGTCCGAGGCCGGTACGTTCCAAGCGTTCTGCCGCTACCGGGACATGGACGGGAAAACCCGCCGTGTGACAGCGACAGGGCGCACCAAGCGCGCGGCCAATGACGCGCTCACCGCCAAACTCAGCATTCGGAGCCGCGGCAACAATGACGCGCTCACGCCTGAGAGCCGTGTAAAAGAGCTTGCGTCTACCTGGCTGGCACAGCACGAGGCATCACCAGGCGCGCTAGAGCAGTACGCCGGGACAATCGACAGGCACATCACACCCAAAATCGGTTCCCTGCGCATCCGGGAGCTCACCACGAGCAGGGCAGACAAGTTCCTTGAGCTCGTGGGCACCAAGCACGCCGGCACGCACACCAAGGCCGACGGCACACCCGTTCTTATCGGGGGACCGACTGCAGCGCTCACGGCGCGCGTCGTATTGACCCAGATGTTCAGCATGGCAGTCCGCTATGGCCTGTGCGAGGTGAATCCTGTTCGTGAAGCGCGCACGCCAAAGTCTGGCCGGAAGCCGGTAAAGGCGATCAACGCCGAAATGCTCCAAGCCCTGCTGGACCACGTCCGCGAATGGGCAGAGGGCGGCACCTACGGGCCCGCGCGCGATCAGGATGTCCTGGACATGATCGAAGTGTTGGTGGGCACCGGCATCCGCCCCGGCGAAGTCCTGGCACTGCGGTGGTCCGACGGAGTGGACCTGTCGGAAGATCCGAGCATCGAAGTCACTGGCACCGCTAAGCGCACCAAAGAACGAGGGCTGCACCGGCAGGAGCATCCAAAGACTGATTCCAGTGAGCGGCAGTTGCGCTTACCCGGTTTCGTGGTGTCCGTGTTGCGTCGGCGCCGACTGCGGGCCGGTGGCAATGACTACGTGTTCCCGAACCGCGACGGGGAGCTGCGAGAGCCGGCGAACTTCAATCGTGTGTGGCGCTCAGCCCGCGGTGAAGAATGGGCCTGGGTGACGCCTAAGAGTTTCCGTGCAGCGGTGGCCACCATTATCGACAGGGAAGCGGACAGCGAGAGCGCGGCGTCTCAGCTGGGGCATCGTAGCGACTTGGTGACCCGTAAGCACTACATCGAGCATGACAAAATGGCGACTGACAATCGAGTCATTCTGGAGCGTTTTCGGGACGTTAGGTAG